GTAGTGACCGACAAAAGCACCGATGTATTCTTTCGGTACGATAGTACCGCGACGCATGATGTTTTTACCCGATGCGAGCTTGTTAAACATACGATCACACTTACTGACTTCTCTTTCATATCCATTTTCTTCCATCCACGCTCCGACTTGCCTGTAATCATGGCCAAAAGTTTCGATAAGACTCTTCGAATCATAGCTTCTCACAGATATATTATTAGGATCTATTTTGTCAAAGTGTTCGCGGTGTGTTATACCACCATATACTACTTCAAGAAGGTACTTATAATAAGGATCTTCACTAGGCTTATTCTTGTTGATCGGCTCCATCTGATAGTTAGCTTTAATCTCTAAGATAACGTTTTCTATCTTTTTATATGGTGTGTTATAATAGTTTAGTATAGGAGTCTTATCACCTTTCCAGAAGAAGTAGAACGTTCGCTCTCTAACTTGTGGTACTCCATGCAGAAGACTCTTAGTACGATACAGAGTCATAGTATAACCGTGCTTATTACCAATAGCGATCAGCTGGTTTCTAATAGGCTCACCGATCTTTCCAGCTAGTGCAGGAGCGTTCTCTCCCCAGAATACTTTAGGCTGCATCTCACCTAAGACATATTCTGCAGATTCTAACATCCATTTATTATTTGGATTATGTTCGCCATAACCAGTAGATAACATTGATAATCCAGCACATGGACATACACTAGAAACAACATCTACTTTATGTGGGTGTTTTCCACCTTCATCTAATAGATAATATGGAACTTCATAATCCCAATAATTGAGTAAATGCGCATCATGATTTTTAAATGGTGTATAACTTAAAATATAGTCTGGTCTGTTACCAAATACGGCCGCTGATGCTAGTGCTTCTCCACCAATGAGTGGAATAATTGCGGCATGCTTCATTTAAATCTCCAAGATCTTAGTCAATTCATCACGCTGTACTTTCTTATCCAACGGATGATTATCATATAAACAGTCATGCTGATATTTAGCCAACTTTTCTAGCTGTGTGTTATCCATATTTTCTATATTAGCAATATTTAAACCGACATATGCATCACCATATATTACGCCTTCAACATCATCACATAATAGAATAGAACCAGCGTCTGCTACCTGCTGCACTCTAGATCTCCACCAACCTGAACCGGCGTGATAATATTTTGGAAGTAGACAACCCCAGTGCTTTACATATTCTCTGCACATATCAGGTTCTTTTAGACGTTGTGCTTTATATTCACCACGTCGTGGACCATACATAGCAATATCCCATGTAAAATTATTCTTCTTAACTACTGCATCATTCTTTTTATGATTAAGTGATGAAAACACCCAAGCTTTAATTTTAGTAGATTCTTCTTCAAAGAAAGCGTTTAAACCTATATCTTCTTCACCAAAATTATTATGTGGACCACGATTTAGATTATAGGGATTAGGATTAAAGCTAAATAATTTATCATTTGACCATCCAAGTTTAAACTTACTCAAGTCACCGCCTGCATAAGCACAAATCATTAATTTATTTTGATAAGATAATACCTGCTCTATACTTTCTAGATAGTCTTGTTTATGAGCTCGAATAGTTGCTTCATCTGAAGATCCATAATAAAGATCTAATAGATATTGTCTAAATGGATTATACTTTTCTTCATCAAGTAAGTTACGTTTAAATTGTGGAAAACATGCCATAATTTGATCTACTTGCCAATCATCAAATGCAAGAATAGCATCAGGACGAGCTTTAATAGCATAAAGACCATCATATAAAAATTGACAAAATGACTGTATAGAATGAAGATATATAATCACACGATCATAACTTGATAGATCTTCACCAATATTTACTGGTCGTTGTTCTACTTCAAATCCCATATCTTCTAAACAGCGAATCAATGAATAATGAGAGTTTAATATTCTTAATTCTTTAGTTAAGAAATAATCTCTAGTACATTGTTCTTTATTAAATCCAGTTATTAATATTTTTTTCATATTTTATCTCATGTTGTATGCCGGCTTCGTCAAACATTTCGGATGTAATTTTATAAGAATCTTTCCATTTATCTCTTATAGTTTCAGGATAACACATATATGCGCGTTTAATACCAACTTGTATTACACCTTTAGCACATTCAGAACATATTGGTAATCCATATACATATAAGTCTGCTTCATTTAAACTTACACCATTGAGTGTCGCATTATATATACAATTCATTTCGCCATGAACTACATACTTATATTTTGATTCTCTATCATTTAATCTATCATGTCTATCTTCAATATTTCTAGGAAAACCATTGTAGCCTGTACTTAATATCTGACCACGTTCACCAACAGCTACTGCACCAATTTTAGTAGATGGATCTTTAGACCAAGTTGCTACATGTTTTGCTAGATTTAAATATTTAGATGACCAAGCTGAAGTGTCTTTCATAGACATGAAGAGATCCTACATTCCAGTAAATATCGCCACGATTAACTTTTAATTCTTTTGCTAATTTATTTAAAACATGATCTTGCCAAGCATAATCATTACGATAACCATAAACAACATCATTACTTCTCATTTGTACAATAGCATTTAATTTATTATCACGAATTAAATATTGTACTGCATTTGTACACATAAAATCAGACATACCATGATAATTATAATCATGCCACATTGATGGTCTTGTATAAATCATAATAGCACGACGTGAATCTGGATTATTATTAAGTTCATTTAAAGCATTATGATATTGATAATGATTATCATGTGACCATATACACCAACCATAATTTGAATTGATATAACCATCTTCATCTGCCACTTTCTTCCATATGGCAGGTGTATCTTCTAGATCTCTAACATTCAGAGACATCGACTTATACCATTCTAGTTCTTTACGAATATATTCTTCGTTTACTTCGCCAAAGATAGTAGGTTCATTGGCAATAAAGTTAGCGCCAATGAGTTCAATCGTCTTAACACCAGTCTTATCAATTACAAACTTTTGTTTTTGTAATTGATCTTTAAAGTATTCTCTAATATTAGATACATTAGCAACCAGCATCTTCTACCTCATTACTAGCTGATATTGTTACAGTATTAAAATCTGCAATAGAATATGTTGCTACAGGTATTTTTTTATTTAAGAAATCACGCATTGAATCTTGACCTTCCATCTTACCGCGTGAAAATGCTACAAAGAAAGAAGCATAGTTAATAAGATCTTTTGCTGAATCTTCAAGCGATTCAAAGTTTGGTTTATAGTTCTTATCATATTGCATGGCTTCCATAACAGAACGCATACGAAGCACTTTAGCTTGCATAGTATCTAGAATAGTTTGACAACCATTTGGATAATAGTCAGCTTGTTTAATAGTTGAATTGGGATTCTGATAATCATTTGATTTTTTGTTCTGTAAGTCTATACACTCTTGCAGAACTTTTATTGAATAACGCTCACTCATGCTACCTCACTTGTATAATGAACATTTTCACGGAAAAATGCATCACCATTTTTCATTGCATTCTTATGATCATAATATAATTTCATAGTAAACTGTGAAGGTCTTACATATTTTTCAAACGTTTTAGCATTTGCTAAAAGATGAAAAGCTACCGTATAATGAGTAGAAGTTTTAAATACTTTACCAGATACCAGAAAGTCTACTATATCAATATTTTTCCTAAATGTCAATACATCTCTTTCATTAAAAGAGAACCATTTTTCAGCCCATCTTTTACATTCAAAAGTTTTTCCATTTTCTAAATCAATAACATCATATGCATAAGAAGTTCTATCGGTATGATCAAAATCTTTAGGATTAAGTTGCATACCAGTTTGTTGAGCTAGTGCATGTTCAATCACAGCTTTTTCTACACATTCATATACATTTGAATAATTTCTTTTATTATGATTACGCGCTTTACAATTATAAATTTCATCTGCCATTTTTTTAAATTTAGCATTAAGTTCCGGAGTCTTTTTTACATATATAGGCTCCGGAACTAATATCGTATCTGCATAATCTTTTAAAGTTTTCATTTTAATCCTCGAAGATTTTACTCACAAGTCCATGATTACCTTCATGCGACGGTCCAACCCAGCCCTCGGGTTTAATAAGATCTGGAAGTCCAAGTGGGTTAGGTCGTGAAGGCTTAACACCAGGAGTCTTATTCATATTAGCTTTTAGAACCTCGTCCCATGCTTTGTATGAATTTACACCAAAACCATCAAGTGTACCAATTGCTACTACACATAGATCAATAAGTGCATCGACTACATCTTCAGCAGACTTAGCTTCTTTAAGTTCATTTAACTCTTCTTGTAAGAAGTTAGCACGAAACTCTAAAAACTTTGCAAGCTTATCTTTATCCATAGCATTTACAACGGGATGTACCTTATAATGAAGATGCATTTTATAAATATCATCTACCCAGTTAGAACTCATTATATGATCCTTTCATATTAGATCGAAATTAATAATACAGCGATAAGTTTCTTTTGGATTTGTAGAGCAATGATATCTTGCTCCATCAAACATTACAAATCTTCCTTTCTTTGGACTCACTCTTTTATGTTCTTTTAATTCTACATTCTTTGAACCAAACTTCGTATCATACATCGTCTGTTCGTATAGAATGGTGTCACCATCAGAATCGTTAACATAATACACGCACGCGTAGTGTGGTTCTGGCACGTCGATATGTATGCCGTTATGTTCTTTAACGAATTTAGGATTCAATGGTACTTGAAGAAAGGCTCTATTGTAGAGTATATCTTTAATTTCTATTTTTGTCTTTTCAATTATAGTGTTGATGATCGGAACGGAGATGGCTTCATAGTATTGAGACACTATACCCATCTTAGGATGTTTAAACATCTGATTAAAACCGTAAGTAGGATACTTCTGCGGCTTTGATGGATACGTCATATCGTCTACAAAAGTCCAGTTTCCTTTCATAATTAATTTGTGATATTCGTCTTGTTTTTCTACTGGAATAACATCATCAATTACAACAGTATCTTTTAATTGTAGATCCACTCTGGAGCCTCACGATTTTTCCATCTATGTAGGTTAGTCTTACCAATTTTATAATAATTACGATAATTGTCAATAGGATTATTAGATATGATGTACTTCTTATCCATACAAGAAGGCATAGGCGTCCAATCAAAATCTTGTAGATTTTTAGGTGGTGATTGAAGCATGTAGCTCAATTCACCAAAACACTTATGTTCTTTTTCATAGCGATAGGTGTATTCAGCCATAAGAGCAAAGAAATGATCTACAAGCCAATTATAATTTTCAATGCTGCTCCGAGTCCATACACAACTAGGGTGATTAATGTGCGTAGCTGAGTATAATACATTATCGCGACCATCTCCTAGTAACCATAGTTTCTTCTTACGAGTCTTAACAGTTCCATCTATTTGTTCTATATCTGCTTGTATCTGTATTTCTTTACCATCGAGGATACGATGAGCAGTAGACAGTAGCTGAGCTGACTCGAGTATCATCTTGACTACGTGCTTGTCGACCATCCACTGCGCAGCTTGAACAGGATTCTCATCGATATAGAATATATTCATCGATCATACTTTAAGAACATCTTGACTATGGAATATACTGACATGACTATGATTATAAACCACAGCCAAGAAGAGATATACGATAATCGTTCATCGAAATGTTTGTTGAGCATATCAAAATCAAAGTACTTCACAGAGTCTTCTCCATAACATAAGCGTCATAGTTATCGGCGTAATAGTCATCTATCATTCCAACTATATTATAACCTCTTTTTGAATAAATGTCAATAGCTTTTTTATTATTAACATATACCTCAAGAATTATCTTTTTATAAGAAGAAGAGTAATGATCTACAAAATCCATTAAGAAGCTACTCAAACCTTTTTTCTGATATTGAGGAGCTATAGAGATAGACTCAACTCCAATAGTCTCATGATCTATAAAAGAAAGTATTAGAGCTCCTGCGGCTATACCATCTACCATTAAAAGAAAAACATCGTATCCATTTTTAAAACACTGCTCATAATATTCTAGATCTTCATGAAATATCTTCTCGAAACTTACGTCGTCGATATTCTTTATGATTACGGCATCTTCTATTCTCGCTGGGATTATTTTCTTTTCCATTTTCTGAACGCCTGATCTTTATGAAACTTATTAGCCTTGTCAAAAAATTTAATGCCATCTAGATGATCCATTTCGTGTTGAAAGACTCTCGCTGACATACCAATAAATTGTCTAGTGATAGTATCGCCATTTGGTGTAGTAAATCTAACTCTAACCATTGAAGGTCTTTTAACTTTGACCAAAAGTCCTGGATACGATAAACAACCTTCTTCTAAGACAACTTTATCATTTGATACTGTCACAGTCTTTGGGTTAAAACAAACAAAGTTTTCTGGTGCTCCTCTCATAGCAAATATGCGATAAGGAACACCTACTTGATTTGCTGCAAGACCTAATCCATTATTCTCATACATGAACGCCATCATATCTTTGGCAAATTCGATAGGATCAAATGGAGGATTCTTAAAATCAAAATCCTCACATACTTTTGTCAAAATAGGATTATCTTGTTTTACTAGTTCCATTACATTAAGCTCTTTGCATATTTACAACGATTAGCAAAACCATCACCGTTCTCAGGATTAGCTGTAGTATAGCCGCGTGGTCGTTCATAACCAATAGCTACTAACAGCGCCTCATCTATATCTTTTGTTTTCTTTAATTTATTGCCTACATTCTTCTGTGAGCCCTTAGTAAGCTCCCAATTAACAAATCGCGCTTGCGTATCTAGATCGCCCATGTCTTTGTCTAAAGATTTTGTGAATCTTTCAAGATCCGCAAGTCTATCACCTCTCCACTGAGCGATACCATAAGCGGTATGCTTATCACCCCAAACATTACAGCGAAGGTCTGTATAAGATTCTTGCATGAACTGACCACACATAGCTGCTGCCTGAAAGTCTTTCCAACCGAGATCGATCAATACTTGTTTTACGTACAGTGGTCTATCTTTTCCTTTCAGGGCATTTGGATCAATTGCGCCGGCTGAATATAGTCCAAGTGGTTGTTCACTAAAATTAAATTCATCAAAATTAAATAATTTCTTTAACCATCCAAACATTTTCTACTCCTGTAACTGTGAGAAATTTTTGTTTTTAACAAATTTTAATACATTATTAAATTTTTCATTCATATGTTCTTTATGAGATATAATAATTATATTACTATCTTTTGATATATCTCTAATTATATTCATTAGATAGTCTGTAGCATTTTGATCAAGAGAAGAGTCAAATACTTCATCCATTATTAATAAGTTCGTATTAATTGAATTTCTAAGTTTAGCTACAGATCTCCAAGTAAATAAGAGTGCAAGATCGATCTTCTGTTTCTCACCTTCTGAGAAAGAAGAATAAGTAAAGTCATCTCTATATCTAGACTTAATAGTCTCATTAAATTCTTCATTGAGCTCAAAAGATACAAAGAAGTCCATTGAAGATAGATACTTATTAATTAACTTGTTAATGACCGGTATATATTGTCTAATGATCTTAGCTTTAATACCACCATCTTTAAGCATAGATCCAGCTATAGATAATACATTTTTATCTTCAGACAATTCATTATACTTTAATTCTATTTCTTTGAGATTATTTTCAAAGTCAGTAATCTTTACATCTTTTTCAATTGTATGTTTCTCATTTATATCTTTAATATCTTTTTGTAGTTGATTATAATAACGAGTCATAGAGTTTATGTTGGTGACTAATTCTATCTTTTCCATCTGAAAAGACTGAATATCACTATTAATCTTCATTATTTCTTTTAATCTATTATTAGCATTCTCATATTTTTTAGATAGAAGTTCAAGACCACTTTCTATCTCTTTGATCTCAATCATCTTATTTGCAATAGTAGTCTTACGAAAGTCTTCTTCTATCTCTTGTTTACAAGTTGGACAATTCTGATGGTCATGAAAGAACTTCACATCGTCATTTAACAATGAAGCTTTTGCCTCTATCTGATGACGAAGTTTAGACAGTTTGTTTATCTTCTTAGAAATGCTATCGTTATCTTCGATCTGTGACTGTAGTGTCTCTATGTCTTTTTCAATTAGTTCATGTTTTGATTTAGCGCTATTTAACTGATCAAGAGTATCTTTTAAAAGCTCTTGTTTCTCTTCTATTAGTTTATCATTGTTTGTCTGCATCTCTTTAAGATGCTCTTTAGTCATTTCAATCTTTGATTCAATTAATTTCTTTTCAGACAGTATTGAATTTATACTATCATTATTGAGCAATACTTTATCTTTAAGTAGTGAATTCATCTTAGTAAATATTTGTAAGTCTAATAGATCTTCAATAATTTCCCTACGTTGACCTCCAGGTAATTGCATAAATGGTTGAAATGTAGCAGAACCTAAGATTACTACTTGATTAAAAGATTTATGATTTACTTTAATGATTTGTTTTTCAAGTATCTCTTGATAGTCTTTAACGTCTGCAGATTGGTTTAACAGATCTCCATTTTGATATACTTCAAAGAGGTTTGGTTTAATACCACGAACAATTTTATACTGATTGGTACCAATAGAAAATTCAAGTTCTACTAAACAATTCTTTCCAGTAATAGAATTTACTAATTGTGGTTTAGTAATTTTGCGAAAAGGTTTACCAAATAGAGCAAATGATAATGCATCTAATAATGTAGATTTACCAGCACCATTAGTACCAACTATGAGTGTAGTATCTTTTCTACATAAATCAATTTCAGTGAACACATTACCAGTTGATAATAAGTTCTGCCATCTAATCTTTTTAAAATATATCATTTATTCTCACATGGTGGATTAGGAACATCAAATAATTTATTACAAATTTCACAATAGTATTTTATTTTTGGTCCGCCATATATTACTTTAATATCACATTTTTTCATTTTCATACTCAATATTGTTATTAGTACCAATCCAAAGTGTACCACCATTTGGTAGTGGATTATTTATGTCTCTTACTATTATAGATGGTCCATTTATTTTAACAGATTTGGTAAGTTCTATTATTCCATCATGTAAAACATAACAACATGGAATCTCTTCATCTATTTTTTTACGAAAGTTTTTTTGATTTAGATATACTCTATTTTTATCAATATGAATAATGTATTTCATTTCTTTATATGATTCAATTTCTGTACATTCAAAATCAGAATCTGTTTCCATATAAACAGCTTTATTATTAATATCCGAACAATAATTTAATAAAACTTTAGAAGGTCCTAATATTCTCATTGCTTCTTTACAACCAAGAATTCTTTTTTCAGTCTTTATTTCTGTAGCAGTTATCACAATTCCTTTATATTCTATAAACTGTAAAGCATTATTTCTATTATTAACATCTATTCTATATTTCATTCTAGTGTCAATGCCTCATGATATAAATCTACTATTTTATTTTCTAATTTAACTTTATCAACGCCTTTAACATCTACACCAGATATATATTTTTTAAAGATATCAATTGTACTTTCAGCTTCATTAATAATATCTTGATCTTCTTCTAAACCAAGATTTAGATGATCTTCAACGATTTGAATATCTACTGGATTTTGTTTTTCAATATTATCTACAAATTTTTCAAACCAAAAAGGATTATTCTTTTCTTGAACAATAACTTTTACGATTGATCCGGCAAATTCAGTATAGTCCATTTCAGAGTCTAGAAACTCTTCACTGCCATCATTATACCATACCTTTTTAAACATCTTATATGGATTTTCAATAAATTCTAAAGATCTAGTTTCCGTGTCAAAAATGTGAAAGCCTCTAGGATCATTATAATCAGACCAAGTATACTCTGCAGGAGAACCAAGATAATAAATGTTACCATGGTGTGACCTATGATGAAAATGCCCAGAGCAAACAATATCAAACCGTCCAAAAAGCTGAGGGTCATCTCCGTGCGATACAATCGATCCTTTAAACATTTCGAACCCCTGGATTTCAAGATGTCCGAACGCAATTTGTGCATCTGTATTCCTTATTAGATTAAGTGAATGATCTCTATTATCATCGCAAATCCAAGGAATAAACAAAATTTTAGTATTATCAAATATCACTTCTGTTGATCTATTATATATATTTATAGGATACCGATTAAATAATTCAATAAACGAACTGACTTCATTAGTATTTTTATGATAAGTATCATGATTACCAATAATTTGGTGCCAGTCGATGCCACGTTCTAAAGCCGGCTCTATTAGATCTTTCCTGAGTCGGTATGCGGTATTAATATTGATGTATTTTCTACGATCAATAATATCACCGCAATGGACAACATTTTTAATATCATTATCATCGAGATATTTATAGAATACATTATTATAAAACCTTTTCATATAATCGTGAAAAGCAATAGAATCATTTCTGACTCCAGCATGTGAATCAGTAATAAGTGCAATTTTCATTTATTTTATTCTACGAATATTAATAGAATTGCCATTATTTTTAACAATAGCAGAAGCGCAATAATCACGGATCGTCTCTAGACGCTGAAGCAGTATTTGCTTCTCGTTGTCTCTTAGATCTTTATTGTTTAGACGTTCTACAATATCTACGACATTTATTGGAACGAGATGTAGGTTCTTATTCATTTTCATCTCCTGAGAATCTTTCAACTCCTACCATTTTACTTGACTTTTTAGTCTTTGTCAACTTTGTTTTATCTTCAAAAGAACGAACGATCTCAGAAGAGTATTCATTTGCTTTAAGATGTATATTTTCGGCGTCTGACCAAAGTTCGTTCATTATAAAACTATTCTCAAAGTTCTTGTGTTTAATATATGTCTGCTTCTTTTCTTTCTGGATACGCCTGATAAAAGCGTTCCAAGCTATCTGAGTAAAATAGGCAAATGGGTTATTAGTTCTTTCTGGGTCAAAGTTATCGACGGCGGCCACGCAGTCCATGATGGCGTCTGATATCATGTCTGATTTATATGTGTAGCCAGAGAAATTTGGTTTCTTGGCTAAATTAGAACAAATCAATAATATCGATTCACCAATATATTTTGGTATCTGAGGAATGTTGTTCGCTCTCTTCTCTTTAGCTTCTTTAACTTCATTCTTATGATGAATCATAGCGCCATAGAGTGTCTTATTATTAATATAGTTATTTTTCTTTCTGGGTTTCTTCTCTGTAGTTTCCATTATGGCGCCTTTACGTTAAGTTTCACTTGATAAATCTTATAACGAAAACGTTCTTCATTATATATCTTAATTCGTTCCATAAAGTGTAGTATGGTGAAGTTCTTCTTGTTCTTCCATGTTAGATCGTCTGCTATGTCGTAAAGGGTAGCAGCAGTCTTAGTATCAGACTTACGTAACCCCCTGCCAATGGACTGAAGATTCCGTATGCGAGACTTGCTTGGGCTAGCAAAAATAATAGAATGAAGATTCTTAATATTGACTCCGGTAGAAAAAGTACCAAAGCTAGCGACAATAATAGCATCTCGTTCATTTTCTACAATCCTTCTAATCTCTTCGCGTTCCTCACCGTCGACTGCGCCAGAGACAAAGAATATCTTTCTATCTCCAGCTTCTTTCTCTAACATGTCTCTTAGTATTTTACCATGTTTTTCAACAAATTGAAACAATAAAAGTGTGTTCCCGGTAAGTGATAACGCTAAATTTTTAATAAAGTTATTTCTCTCTGGAAGTCTTACTAGATAGTCTATTTCATCCTGATACTTCATCACCGATACCATCTTACGAACTTCATCGGAATAACTAAGTACTAAAGCTTTAATAGAGAATTCAGCAAGATGTTTCTTATCTATTAACTCTTTAGTAGATATAACTTTACGAACAGGTCCAAACAATCCTTCAAGAACAAGCTTGTTTGTTTCACTTCCATCCAGAGTTCCGGTAAAGCCAAAGCGATATTTACAGTTATCAAGCTTAGAAAGAATAGAAGTAAGCGATTTTGCTTTAAAAAGATGCGCCTCATCACCGATCACTACATCAAAATTTGAGAAATACGTCTTAGGTAGTTTGTAAATTGACTGCCAGGTCGTGATGGTAATAGGCTTATCTGTATCTTTAGGTTGTCCAGAAAATACACGATGTACCCACATATCAGAGTTAAACCCGTAGTCAGCAAAATCAGAGGCAAGCTGACTAACAAGAGAAGTAGTTGGAACGATAATAAGAAACTTACCTTTAAGCAGTCCAAGATAATACCTCATAATTAAATATATTATAAACGATTTTCCAGAAGCAGTCGGGGATAGTAGTAGTGTTCTACGTTCTCTAATAGCATGTATAAAAGCTTCTAATTGATAATCTCTAGGTTTAAATTTAGGAGACAATTTATTAATAAATTCATTTGCTTCTTTAATAGAAAACTCTTCAGAACTAAAATCTGACAAGTGTTCTACTATATATTCTCTAGTACGACAAAATTCTTCAACATATCTTAAAAGACCGGCATATAATAGTCCGGACATTGGATTATACAAATATATAAATCCATCCCAAAATTTACTTCTATAGCTTGGCATATACTTAGCGCCTGGCACAGCAAACTTGAAATACTCTCTAAGTTCCATGGCTATAGAAGGTTCGCATTTTATTTTGATGTAGACTTCATCATATTTTTCAATTTCAACAATATCCATTCATTAATTTCCGTTTCTCATGCATCTTTTTCATAGATTCAGCAATTTTTAATTTAGTTTCTTCAGAATGTTCAGTACCTAATCTACTATTTCTAATATTTTGTTTTGTTTCATTAGATCTTTTTTTATTTAAATTATTAATTTTAATTTTTTGCTTTGTTTGTTCGTCTCTAGATTTACCTATTTTAGCTATAGACATCTTGTTTTTATGTTCTTCTGATTTTTTTATTCCTGTTAAAGAAATACCACCTTTTTTACCACCGATTGATTGCTTTGTTTTAATAATTTCTTCTTTACCAATATGGCCAAATAATCCCATCCAAGCAAGATAGTCTTCTTGTTTACCATATTCTTCCCATAATTTTTTATGTGCTTCAGCATGTTCTTCTATAGTTAAACAAATAATATTAGATGGATCGTCTGATCCACCCATATGTTTTGGTATTATATGATGATGGTGATAAATATTCATAGCTGTGTCCTCCTTGACATAGAGTCCGTAGAGCGCCAACTCGTGACGGACATAACTATTTATATATTTTATGCTCCCATCGTAAACTTCTGCCACTCAATTACATTTTTGATAATAAAGTTTCTATTAATAATAGTCTTTATTATAGAATCAAGAAAGTCGATCTTCTCATGCTGCATACCGATCTTAAGACTCAGATTAATCATATCCTGATCTGCATCAATATACATTGGAATATCACCCTTTAGTATCATACCACGCGGCGGTAGCTTCCAACCTTTTTGTTTAGTCTCTTCATTGGGTCCTTGAGTAAGGAACTCAAACTTATCTAACTTCAATTGCTTCATCTCAGACTCAAGTTTTCGAAGTAATAGTCTTTCTTTAATAAGAATATTATAATATTTAGAATGAAGTTTTGGAATCGTTAGAGCTTCATCACCAAGCTCTGTTTTATCTATCTTTGTATCAGACTCCCATAAGTTCATTATTTCTTCGATATTCATACACGTCTCCAACAATCATTATAGAGTATTATAACAAATAAACTACTATTTGTAAACTTTTTTGTTTACAGATCTAGGAAACATTGGTATAATAGATTCTATCAAAGGAATAATACTATATAGTCTTAGCTATATTATAGTATGTGTACTTGAATGTAGCTGAAGCTTCTAAATATGTAATATCATTATCAGTAGTATTGAATACTACATCAGATAGTTCAACAGGATAAGCATCAATAAAGATAACATCATAGTTTATAGTCTTAATATTTGATAGTATAGAAAGATTAATATCAGAATATATACCATCACCGGTGTATGACGGATTCTTTGCTAACTTATAGTATTCGTTGTAGTCTAACTTACCAAGATATCTTATCCAGTTATGTATTTCCAGATAGTTCTGAAGCTGCTCATCTACCTTAAAGGTTATCTGTAGGGTATCGTAGTCTAGATGATCTCCAGGATACGGTACTGGAACGAATTGGTTAGGTACTACTACTGACTTTAGAGATAATCTTGGAATATTAACTTTCTGAATAAAGAAGTTAACGTTTGGAGCTTTCTTAATTAAGAATTTAAAATTTAGCGGACTGAGATAGTTTAAATTAGAAGGTGTATCATCGATCGCTGTCATTCTAGCTCCTTTTAACTATTTATATAATAAAAAAAGGGGAGTCCGAAGACTCCCCAGTTTCTCGCTGGCTTGCTTATCCAGTCTTACTTGTCTTTATTTATATCTTTATTTTTTCGAAATTCTTCCCAACGCTTCTTGGTGGCTTCTGATACTCTCTTGCGTCTCTCATTGTTTGGGTCTGACCACTGCTCTCTCATACGCTCTGCGTTTTGTTGTTTCCACTCATCTGTATAGACATAGAGTCCGTGGAGTTCGTACCTCGCGACGGACAATAAAATAACCAGGGAGATGAACCCCCTGGTTATTTTTATCAGCCAAATATGACTGAATTGTGATACCTCACATCAAATTATTGACAATAACGCGACGATAGTATACGTTAGTTGAGATCTGGCGACGGCCGTATCCCTTAGTTAGACCTTCTGCGAATGGATTTGCAACCATTCCGTAACGAGTCTTGAAGCCAATTTTTGGCTGGAAAGTTGACTGATCAACCGCACGAACCATCTGAAGTGGAACGTATGGGCAGTAGAAAAGACCAGCGTCAAAAGCGCTCGAACCTTTATAGCCGACAGTGATGTAGTTACCACCGATAGCGTATGGGTCGATGTAGACTTTTAGACGACCATTGAGAACACCGGCGAAAGTATTGCCAGTATCGTCAACTTCTAGACGGTTTGAGTTAAGGGCAGGAGTGTAGTCGAGAACACCAGCCATCTGTAGAGCAGAAGCAACGTCTGAAGAACAGATAACGATGTTACCTTTCCCTCTACGAGTCTGCTTAGCAATTTGGTTAGCTTCGCGCTCGAGCTGGAACATAAGACCCTTGAACTTCTCAACTGACCAACGACCGTTTGAGTCGGTGTCAAGATCGAATACACCAGCAGTAGTTGTATTGTCCTGAGCGCCTGGAACGGCAGTGATGTTGATAGTACGAACTACTTCACGATTGATTTCAGCAAGAATCTCAGCTGAAAGAATGTTAGCAAGCTCAGTCTCAGCGTCTAGACCATGGATTGCTTTAAGATCTTGAGCAAGTTCCATAGTGTACTCAGCCTTAAGGGCACGAGTGTTAGCAGAAACAGTAACCTTCTCAATTGAGAACGCCATCTGTGGGAAAGTGTTACCTGAATCAACACCGAGTGACTCACCCTGTGATACAGACATACCAGTACCTGTGTTATAGGTATTAGTAGCAGTAAGTGGTGTAGTGTTGGTTGCACCAGGAATAGTGCCCTTGAAGCCAAGACCGAAAGTATTAGCGTCAACGCCTGTTAGACCACCAGCACCTGTGAACGCATCGTTAACTTCGTTATAGAAAGTCTCGTTTGATGCAGTGTTACCTGGCTGATTGCCGTCACCGGAAGCAGCGGTACCAGTCTGGTTGCTGTAGCGTGAACGCATAGCGAAGATAAGGCCGGTTGGACCAGTCATTGGCTGAACGCCGCAGATGTCGTAAGCGATGAGGTTAGGCATAGCGCGACGAACTAGACTGATTAGAACAGGATCGAAAGTATCGATACCGCCAGCGCCAGTAGTTGAGCTTGAAGCGCCCATTGCGTTGACTGGAGTTAGTGAAGAAGTCTCAGTAAGAGTCTGATAATCGCCATGAGCGGCAGATTCACGGAGAGCCTTCTGTGTGTTTTCGAGCATTACAGCAGTGACTGAACGACGATGCTGGTCCTTAATAGCACCGAGAGCGTCGTGGTCAAGTACTGGAGCCCACTTGTTTTGGATTTCCTCAGCTAGATACATTTATTTTCCTTTCTTTACTAAGGTTATTTTATTATTTATAAAATTATTTCTTTACAGTTCTTGCAATTGCTTGAACGTAACGATTTACGCTTGGATCGACAGAAACAACAGTGTCAGTGTCATCACCCTCAAAAGTCTCTTCAGTTATATTTGAAGAGGGAGCAGCTGGAGCTTTAAAATAGTTCTCTTTAACAATCTTTAACTTTTTAGTATAAGTATCAAGATCACCATTAAACTCAATGCCTTCGGCAAGAGCAGCAAACTTTTCTTGTTGAGTTAGCGCAAGATCTGAAGAAATCTCTTCGAAGATATCTTTCTTAGCTTCTTCAATTAGAATTTCTTCTAACTCAGAATTCTTAGTGATAGCTTCATCGAGTTTCTGTTCAAGAACATCAACCTTGTTAGCAAGAGCTTCTAGAACATCTATCTTTTCTTCTGGAACACTGATGTGATGCTCAGCAAATAGACCTTTAAGACCGTCGATAAACTCTTCCATAATCTCGTTACGTAGAGTTGATTCGATAGCGACTGTGTTTTCTTTCATCCAATTCTCAACGACGTAGTCGAGATAAGTATCAAGCTTTGCGCTCAATTCTTCATTGATAACTGCAACTTCTTCAGCGAGTTTAGTTTCAAATTCTTCTTCAAGACGAACCTGCTCAGCGATTACTCTAGCAGATACAGCAGCCTCAAATAGTGTAGAAGCTTTATCTTTAAATTCTTCTGAAAGGTCTTGACCGACGAACATCTCTTCGACGTCTTCAGCCCAATGATTCTTTGAGTCTAGTTTTGGCGTAGCGTCTTTTGTCTTTGGACCTTTGCCTAAAGTAGTATCGACCGTTGCCTGGTTTGAAGCAGACTTATCACCAACACCGTGGTCTTTTCCTGGACCAAACTGTGACATAGTCTTATTAAAGAAATCGACGAGATCTACTTTATCCATGCCGGCCATTAGATGAGTCATATTCTTCATCATGGCTACTTTTGAAGTAGTTACAGCTTTGTCATCGCCTGCAGCGTTTGACTTATCAGCTGATGCGTGAGTCTTAAGAGTATCGGCTGCGACTGTACCTTCTTCTACAGTTTCAACCTCTTCTTCAACGACTTCGTCAGTAGTGACATTGTCTTCGAAGTCTTTTTCGTTTTCTAAATTAGCCATTAGAATAGTCTCCTTATTGAAATTTATAATTATTTATATTAAGTAATCTTTTACCGTTAAAGAAGCAATATAATTTTCAAACATCGCAATTTTATTTGCTTCTATCTGTTCTTTAGTCATCTTATGAATTTCTTTTTTCATCTCATGAAGCTTTTCTTCATGCCAAGAATTCTTAACAGGATCATATATCCATTCGACATTTTCCATAATACCATTGACGAAACAACCTGGACCTGATGGGTCTGAAACGATATCGACAGTCGATAGTTTAAAGTCAGGCTGGACTTCCATTACACCATTTTTCTCTAGAAGAGAACCCATGCCTCGTGTAGATACACCAAGCTGACCGCCTGAGCTCATCAATCCCTTAGCTATTTCTCCCATTGGAGTTTCTGTTATTCTAGCTTTACCGACGTAGTAATCACCATCTTTTTTAAGCTCGGTGATTATGTGTGATACGCGATCAAGATTAATCGTTGGACCCTGTGGATGACCAAGTTCACCAAACGCTCTTTTAGCATTGATTACTTCTTTGATATATCTTCCAATTTCAGGAGCTATATGCTTTTCAGCGTAGTATCTACCATTCTTATTTGGTTTATTAAGAGCGATATATCTACCTTCGATATAGTGCTCTTTCTTACCAGCTTCATTTATCTCTGTAATGAAGCTTGTTTCTTCTACTAGTTCTGATATTAGTTTCATTTCTGTTCCTTAATACTTAAACGCTACTGGAACTGCTAACATATTAGCGCCAGTTAACGTGTCTGCTACGTTTTTTTGAACGACAACATATTGAGCATTCGAAACAGTCAGATTGGCATATTCTGATCCAGTACTATCTTTAAAGTGAAGCACAGCGGCCGCGCCGGTATTGATGACTCTTACCAGCGACGAATTAGCTACAGTGTTTGCTGTAGCAATTGATATCTCCGCACCCTGTGGTTTAATTATCATAATACTCTCCCCGCATCGTCAGCTACACCACTGTCTGTTTTAGCTGGCATAATTTGACCATCTTCTTTTTTAATCTTCTTTTTCTTACCACCCTCGAGCATAGGCTCTGCAGCGTCTTCTTTTACAGAACGCTTCTTAGAGTAGTATGCTGCGAGAGCTTGTTTTTGACGCTCTTTCTTAGATTTACCAGCAAACTTAGGATTATCTGAATGAACGAAGTCGTGAATCCACTTTGAAGCTGGATCTTTAGATGTTAATACTTCGTCGATCTGAACGTCTTCTTTTGCAGTCGTTTTAATCATCTTTTGTCTCTGCGCGACGAAAGCGTGAGCTTTGTCTCTTAGAGTTTTGTTAGCAACCATACCGGTTTCGGTCTTACCGGTCTTATGAATAAGGTGCATACGGTCGCTGTGCGCTTTACGATCAGCTATAGATTCATCTACACTGACTTCTTCATCAACTTTTTTATCAAGCAGTAGATTCTTGCTCTTGCCAGTAGTACCAGAACAGTCGTCTAGTCCGTGCATTGGACATTTAGTTCCAGCTGGTGACTCATTGCATGCAGCTGCTTCATTTACTTTCATCGCGTCTTTTAGATCTTTATAACCTAAATGTTTATTTTTAGGATCAGACAGCGACGGCTTCTGCTTAGCTCCCGCAAAAACGTCAGGACCATTACCTGCTCTACTAGCATGCTTTTCTGTTTTATGAATTGATACGAACTCTTGATCGTCCGGTGCTTTTGGTTTGTAGTCCACACCAGGTTCAACGCCTGTAGAACCTGGTTCAACAGTTGACTTCTTAACGCCTTCTAGACGTTTATCTTCTAAAATGACCTTAAGATGCTTTGCCATTCTTATTCTTCCTCTGGTTCTCCGACTTCAACGTTATTAAACATTGAAGCTGCAATTTCTTGTTTTCTATCCTCTACTGCACCTCTGATTCTGTCTAATAACAATGAGTTAAACGTGTTCTCAAACTCAATTGGTTGCTGTTCAGAAGCATTAGAGATTAAATCTTGTATAGTATATTTATCGAGATCAGACATTTAATTTCTCCAATTATTGACCACCAGTTGCTGCTGATTTAGGTAGACCGATTGATTGCACAATATCTTGATTTTTTGCTAGCAATTGGACAGCGGCTTTATATTTTGATTCATCTTGCATAGAACGATTTGTTTTACCTTTTTCTTTCATCTGTTTAACGAATATAAGAGCGTTTCTAATTTCTTCCATCTTTTTACTGTCTTCAGGAGACTGATCTTCATCACCTTGTTGTTGCTCATCTTGAGCCTGCTGCATCTGCTGGTTTTGCATATCCATCTGTTGTTGCATTTGGACATTCTGCTCGATAGCTGGATTTAACCATCTTGGCTCTTGTGAATTATCTTCTTTCTTTATCTGCTTATCTTCTTCTTTAATATCTTCATCAGACTGCATAAGGACGTTCTTGCGTACCCACTCGTGCGAATAGTATTTACCAGTAACTTCCTGCATAGACACCGCTAGTTGAACTCTGTTTTGAGTTATCTCTGCGTTCTTTAATTCTGTGAAGTAATTATCTTTAGCATAGTCGAATTTAATAAGATTAGCAATCTTATGCCAATCTTCTACTGTCATAATACCTTTGAGCACAAGTTGCTTTTCTAACATCTTAAGGAATAATAGAGTAAATTTAGCTCTTAATCTAATAACAAATCTAGCAAATTTTAATTCATCGCGTGTAATTTCAGTAGCACGACCTAATGAAAATAATGCATCTGAATTAAGTCTAGATACTGGAACATTGAGACAGTTTAAGAATTTCTTTTGAAAGTATAGAACATCATCCATCTGACCTAATGTTTGACCACCAGGAAGTGTTGTTACTTCAGTTCCACGCCCGCCTTCTCTTCTTGGGAGCCAGTAGTCTTCAAGCATAGTCATAAACTTACGATCGTCTCTTACTTCACCGGTATTGCCGTCGTATATAAGTCTGTTCTTATGTTTAACCATAATATCGCGAACGTACTGCTCAGCCTTCATCTTTGGTAGATTACCAACATCAATGTACCAGATACGACGTTCAGGAGCGCGCGATAGTCTATAAATTACTAACGCATCTTCTAGCGTGCGAAGCTGATTTAGCGCTTTAATAGCTTTATGAAGATAAGAAAGAACCATTGTTCCTTGGTTATCAGTAAGACCAGAAACGATATGTAGAATAGAATCTTTAGCGATCTTTAAACCGGTTGTTGATGGACCTACGACTTTATTACCATAGTTAAAACCTTTATCATTAAAGATAAAGTATTCATTGACTACTTTAGAAATTGATGCATCACCAGGATTTTCTGAAGCGACTCTTTTCTTTGAAATTTCTCTAACTTTACGGATCTTACGAGGATCGATATATCTTACTTCTTTAATACCAGCTTTGATATCTTTTGGATCCACAATAACATGATAATATAATCTTCCATCCACGTACCAACGACGAAATATCTCATATGCATGATTTTTAAAATCTAAAATCTTTAGACAATTATTGAATTCATCAGTGATTGCATTTTTAACATTCTCTGAGAGCTGGATATCATCTAAATCAATAGTGACAATATCATCGTCGTCAATAGATATAGATTCATTGATAATCTCATCGACTGCAGCATCACACTCTGGATGGAGTGACATTTCACGATATTTTGTTACTAATTCTGCTTCTGTTCGAACAGTACCATCAAGATCTACATATGTACCATATGCACCACCTGCAGCAATGACAACAGCTCCATCGTCTGACTCTTTAGGAGTAAATGATGGAATTGGATCTTGATCTTGAGTTTTGCGCTTGAATTCAAATCCGAATAAGGATACTGCCATTTAATTCTCCAAATACGAGGGGAGAATAACTCCCCTCTTGTCAAAGTATAAAAATATTTATATCTTAAGCTGGACCAAGTGGTCCGTCAGATACTGCACGATTACCATAAAGATTTACGCCACCAGCTTTAAATGCTGATGATTCAACATTTGGTAACCAATAATCATATGAGAAAGTTACAGCAAATTCTTCAACAGCGTTAGTTGAATTCCAATCGAGTGGAATAGCGTCAATGACTGTTGGGAAAGCACCGACTAAGTAGTATGATCTTAGCTCTGAACCATCTTTGCCATATTGGATGACTTCGATCTGTGTTTTATAAAGTTCACCATCTACAGCTGGATCGCGAACGTTAGCGACCATACGATTGATAGCGTTTGACCAAGCCTCAAACAACGAGCGAACAGCAAAATCTTCGTCGTTCATGATAGTCACGCGCCAGTCAGCAAAAGTTCTATCACCAGCTATTTTAATCTTTCTTCCAAAATAAGGAACGTCGAAAGAAGCGATTTCTGAAGCTGGTAGCTCAGAAGCACGTGCTACAAAGCTAAACTTCTGAACTGATACGTTATCAATACCAATACCTGCAGGTGGAAATAATCTAATGTTGAATAGTGATGGTCTGGCACCACCGTATACCAGACCATTTGCTTTGAAGGCGTCTATATTAAATGGCATCTTTGTACTCCCTTAGAGTTTTATTTATTTATTAAAACTGGCCAACGACCTGAGAGAACTGAACACCAGTTCCAACAGCGATGAAGTTAAGCTGAATGAAGTTGATGCTTCTTGCTGGCTTAATATAGATATCGCCCACGAACTGATTTGAATCAATTATCTGAGGAGTATTGTTAGTCTCATCGCAGACTACTAAGAAGTCAGTGATACCACGACGACCTTGAATAGTTCTAAGATATGGAGTTACTAGATTCTTAAATTGAGCTCTAGTAAACGAATCGTTGAACTCGAATAGAGAGTATTTAGCAGCCTGAGATATCGCCTTTTCTAGGACAATGAATAGTCTGCGAACATTGATTCTATCGAATGCAGATGGTTTTGATTGTAGAGTCTTGTCACCGAATAGAACAGTACCTTGACCAGGGAAAGTTACTACAGGATTAATACCATTAACATATATAAGATCTCTATCAGTGCGTTTTGGATTATATGCTAGTTTAACAAGGTTCTTGATCTGACCGCGATTGAAACCAGCTGGTGACCACCAAGCGTCGTTAGTATGATCAGTTCTTGCCATTAGACCAGCAATATCGCCGTTTAATGGAAGCCAACGATAGATATCATTATAGCGATCATACTGATACTTATATCCAGAGTCTAGAACAGCGTATGAACTATCATGGATAGCGTTTCTCCAGTTAACAAGACCAGTTGACTGAAGACCATAGCTATTTAAAGTTATTGACTTATCAGGAGAGATTGCAACAACACAGTCTTTTCTGCTCTCAATTATGTTATCAATGATATAATTAGCTAGAAGATAATTAGTGATTGTTTGACCATTTACTACTGTAGTACCACCTAATGGACGACCCTGAAGAATGATTGAAATATCAACATCTTCTTTTGAAGCAAATTGATCATAACCTGTAGCAAGTGTTGATAGATCAACACTTCCTTCAGCAAGACCATCTGAACCAAGAGCAAACTGGTAATTACCAGGAGCTGATGATGATGATGATACTAGATTCATAGCGGTATTTGATGGAGCTAAACCTCTATCGTTTGCCCACCAGATATAAGCTGAATTCTGATTAAGAACATTAACATAGTAGTTAGTGCTGCCATCAGCAGTCTGGGCGTCAGTAGCTCTTGAAAGGCCTTTAAATGTTTCAAGAATAGTTCCAGGTGTACCTGTAAATAAGCCACCATTATCAACAACAACCACATGAAGCTCATCTTTAGCAGCAGTATTACCATTATACTGTTGCCAACGTGATTGACCTGGAGCAGTTCCAACTGCATTAAAGAATTCCCAATTTCTGCTAACAACATTAGAAGAATAATTTGAAGATAATCTATATGGAACTTGGAAATTCAATGTTACAGATGAACCAGTACCGTTTGTTGATACGTTAGAAACACTAGTAACCTGCATATATTGTAGGTTGATTGATGTATTACCAAACTGTAACTGATCACCGATCTGAATCTGTGATACGACATTAGCTGCGTAAACACCTGAAGTATCACCGATAAATGATAGAGCTGCTGCATTAGAACCAACAGCGATGACTACGTTACCAGTAATAACGTTATTTGGTGTAAGAGCAATGTTTGAAGAATAAGAAGTAGCGTTATCTACAACTGATACTCTAATAGAATTACCAATAGCGCCAGGATATTTTGCAATATACTGTACACCATTCTGGAAATTACCGGAAGAAATAGTAGTTTGATAATCAACTTCATTAGTGATAATCTGATTAACTAGATTAGAAACAAAAGTTCCTGATTCTAAACCAAGAGCAGAATAGTTAGTCTGTGGCCAACCAAAATAAAGGTTAGCAGAAGTACTAGTATTTGCTGATGTTGATAATTGAATAGCAGTTGAGTTAATTACTTGTGTAACAGTCGTAGTTGCAGCTGCAGTAACAACGTTAGGATTAGCTGTTTGAGTAACATACATACCTGATGAGATGCCGCTAGTATTACCAGAAACGACAATAAAGATGTTATTGGAAACTGTGTTACTGACTGTATTAGCAAAGAAGCTCTGTGAGGCTACTGCGCCAGAAGTATTAGCTGCGCGAACCACATAAAGAGCGTCGGTATATGATAAGAAGTTAGCGGCAGTGAAGAATGTTTCTGCATTATAGTTAGTTGGATAACCAAATCTTTTAACAAGATTAGTTTCTGAATCGATTAGAACTCTTTCACCAACTGGACCCCAACGGAAAAGACCAGCGATAGCACCAGTTGAAGTTGCAACTGCAGGTACTATAGTAGTTAGGTCAATTTCGGTAACATTTACACCTGGACTAAGTAAAGTAGCCATTTTTATCTCCTTTTAGACAAGAATTAATACACCAAATTTAGATATATTTATTAATTCTTGTCTTTTATCGTTAGAAGTCGTGTTGTTCTTGCCACATCCACGCATCAGGATGATATTTCACATATTCTTCATCGACGAAACCATCTCTTCCATCAAGCATGAATCCAAAGGGGGCCATATCTTGTTCCATGTCCTCCTCAGTTTTGTCTCTTAAAGAATTCAAGGTATTAATATTAGTATAATCCTTGAAATATTGTTGTTCGGAAAGCCAAGCGAAAAGCACTAGACACATAACCAGATCATCGTGCTTACCAGGTTCTGCTTCATAAGAATTTCCTTTCTTAGAGAACGTTGATAACTCGTTGATCGTATGGAAGTCGTTAACAATAAATTGGTTTTGTTCTATTAATAATTTTAAAATAGAGCAACCAACAGACTTAACAACCTTAGTAGTTCTGATGCCTTTATCGACAGCAGTTCCACCAAAGCCACCGGTGATCCTTTTACCAGATCGTCCGGCGTTTTCTGTGAACAATACATTTTCATAGCCAAAATCATAGTGTAAAGAGTGCGAAACCTGTTCACCGATGTCATTGACTTCAACCAGAACAGAAGCATTATTATATGCTTTCGCTACTCTATGGATTACCTCAGCATAGTCTACAGGCGTAACTGCGTTATTTCTGTATACGCATGTCTGCTGATAAGGCATTCTAGATACGTTAAGTAGCTGGAACGCTGAGTAATCCAAACCTTTACCTCGAGAAACGTCGCAGACCATCATATAAACGTTATCTTTCTCGGGTTGAAAATATTGTATTAGACCTTCTTTCTCTACCATTGGCGCTTGATGAACTAATTCTTTTAGCTTCCAGCCGGAAATGAGAGTTCCGGAAGAGCCTAGGAATTCACAATTATATTCTTGATTGAACTTCTCTAAATCAAAGTTCATACCTGCTATAGTATTCTTTTTCCATTCTTCGTCTCTACCAGGAACCTTTTGCCAATGTACAAGAATTGGATTATATCCATTTCTTCCTTCTTGTGCATTTGCCCATGTAGCATAAAAGTGATTAAGACCATTTGGTGTAGAGACAAGTATGATCTTTGACTCAGTACCAGAAGAGATCGTAGGATAAACTGATGTAAAGAATTCGTCCCAATTATCGATAAACGCGGCTTCGTCGATGAATAGTAGATTAATAGAATAACCACGAATTGCAGATGCAGATGTCGCTGCGGCTATAACCCTAGAGTTATTTTCTAGAACAAATGATCCTTTATTCCATTCTACGACACCCTGTTGGAGCCACTTAGGTAGATGCTGATACGCTAATTGGACACGCCCAAGAATTTCTCTAGCCGTATCACCTTTGTTAGCTAGTAATGCTACAGTTTTTTCTGGTTGAAATATGATGTACCAAAGAATAAATGCACAGGTGGTTGTTGATTTACCAGCCTGACGAGCAGTAGTTACTATACTATATCTATTGTCTTTAAATGAATTGACCATTTCTTTCTGATAATCATATAGTTTAAAATTAACAAGACCTTCATCAACGTTAATAATTTTCATATATGTTTCAGTAAAATATACAGGATCTTTAGAACACTTTATATATTCTTGAATTAATTCTTCAGTCCATTCTATAGATTGATTTGATTTCTTTAGTAGGACATTACCTTTATATCCTTTAAATTCAAACTCACTCATTATTCTTCATATCTTTCAATACTTTTTGTAACTCTGCTGTTGAGCCGACAAACAGGTTATTAGTTACTGACTTGGCCTGCTCGTTCATTGGAGAATCAGCATGTCTAATTTCTCTTATTTTCTCTTGCATATCTAACAGTTTCTCATTAGCCTGGATCATAGTATCCATGAGCTTTGCATATACTTCAAACGCGCGAGGATGCTGACTAGAAGACGCTATCTCTGCCAGTTTGAACATCGCTTCTTTACCATCGTTGATCATTTCGTGTAAGTTTGCCCTTGCTGTCTCGAAATCTTTTGACGCAGAATCATCATGACTTTCGATCAACATCTTGTCTATTACATCAATTTTATTTTCCAATGGTTCCAAACCCAACGTTTTTCCGATGGGATCTTCATCATCATCTTGCATTATTTTATCCAATCAATTATGTTTTCTCAATATATGAAGTATCAATCGTTACGCTACTGTCTACTGTTATTGTAATAAGATCACCAGTCAACTGTACTGTAGAAACTACAGAATTATTTTCAGCTGCTATATCATAGATCTGTGTAATAAATCCATAGTCGTCTGACGCCTGTATTTCTTGATACGGGACTGTGCCTGTATTAGTGTTTGCTCTACCACTGTAATTTATAGGTTGTCCAGTATTAGATAGACCAGGCTGCACTGTAAATTTATACTCAGATGAGCTATTACCTACTGCTGATGGTAGCTGACCATCGGCGACTGGTGGAATAAAGAAATCAACATTGACAAATTTGATAACACCAGATTTCTTTACTGGTCCATAGATATAGCCTTTTACGACCATATCCAGAGTCCATATTATCTGCCTTCTATCTTTTAAATCTCCTTCATAGTTGTCTTCATACGATATATCAGTGAGTACTACCGGTATATCCATAGTTATATTCATTTCTGGAATGAGTTTTACTCTTGTCGTCCAGTCAGGAGTAAAATACGGAAGTATCTGTTCGATGATCTTTGTGCCGTCTTCGACATTCTTAGTATATATATGAACTTTAAAGTCTATGTTATATGGAACTGGGTTGTACTGGTATCTAAATATACTCTGCTCTGTCGTTAGATCGCTTTTATTTGATACTTTACCGATCGTATGAAGCTTTCTTGTGCCATCGTATGACATCTTTCCCATCTCAAAAGATATCATTGGTAGAGGAAAAGTAGCAGTAGGTCTGTCTATGTTAGGGTCTTGAAACACACGAGCGAGCATCTTGTCTTTTGGCCCGTACGTGATAGGAACTCTTACTAATGATACTTCATTGTTTGATTTTGGATCTGTCTTTACGACGCAAATGTCGTTGAATAGCGTTCCAACAAGAATAACATATTTACGAATAGTTGAGAAGTAAAAAGTCTGGCCGAACATTATATGTTACCCAAACTAAACGGATCAGTTATAGAGAAGTCTACAAACGAGTTTGATTCTTTTTGTATTTGTTTTGAATCATCAGACACGACAAGATCTGAAGTAGATGAACCTTCTAATACTAGATAATCTCCATCTTCTGTTAAAATCATATTACCTGTTTGATCTTTAATAGTCCAATCGATAGCGTTGATGTCGAACTTAGTTTGAAGCGCATCGATCTCTGGGATACCTGTTGATATTCTCTCGTTAGAATATTCAAACAACTCGCACGTCATCTTCCATAGATACAGCGCACCTAATGGATAATACATCTCAAATTTATCAGTATATTTGATTTGAAAACATTTCTTGTTCAGTGGAAAGAATATAAGATCGCCTTCGTTTGGTCTTAGCTGAGTCGTTATATTTCCAACTTCGTTATCAAATATTCTCATTGCGACTGCGAAAGTAACTTGATCTCTAATCTCGATGCCAAACTTTGACATGAAATTACCGTCACCCTTGAACCCATCATAGGATTCAATATACATCTCTAGAAGAATAGCCTGTTCGTATGATGACTGATCGTCAGCACCATATACGTCGTCATAGTGATTTAACTTACGTGGGATGTAATATACGTCGTTACCATAGATCCTTATTGATTCTATGATAAGATTATTTAACAGATCTTGCTCTTGAGAAGCACCGAAGTTGTTAAAGAATACGCTCGTTGCCATTAACTATTATCTCTTTTTACATCTCTCGTTGTGATATCTTCCTATATTACCAGGATTACCAATGAAATCACAATAAGTGCACTTAATTTTTTTATTATTTATATCATTAAAAACTGTGGTACATTTTATCTTATTTCTGTGCTCATCAGATAATGGCTTTCCTCTTCTCATCTCAGCAGAAATTGCTATAGCCTTTGAATTATCTTTTCCTTTATTCTTACCCATCATAGAAGCACTTCTTTTTTCTCTTACTTCTATTTCAGAAGATCTATTATCTCTAGTCTTAAGACCTTTTAGATATCGTTCTCTAACTTCTGGATTCTGCATCGCTTCTTTTGTCTTTATCGATATCTTTTCTTTGATAGATAATTTATTTAAATTATTTTCTTCACTCCAATGACCAAATTTATGATTGCGAAGATTGTAGTATCGTTTACCTAATTCTTCTTTATTTATTAAAGATAGCCAATGATGCTCAACTAAATATAGTTCTTCTTTAGTTTTAATATTAGATATAATTATGCGGCGTTTAAAATCATTTGTTCTTTTTTTATACGCTCTATTCATCCAACCAGAAGAGCATATATATCCATCGTCTATAGTTCCAAAATGAGCGCCAACATAATATCTTTTGTGTTTCTTATCTAACCAAATATATATAAATCCATATTTTTCCATTTTATACCTCCTGTTTATAGAGGTATTTATACAAGTGTATCACTTACCCGATCATGTCCGTAACTGGCAAGCTGTAACTGTTGATCATTTCATCTTCTAATTCTTTACGCTCCTCAGTTGCTTCATCATATATCTTTTGACCATTAAAAGTAATACCACCAGGTAGTGGCATTGAACCATATTTTTTAAGATTAGTACCATATTGTTGTTTGATTAAACAAGTAGCATATCTTTGGAGCCAACGGTCTGTCCATACTTTAGTATAAACTGCTGGATCAACTACCTGATACGCTTCAAGAATAATATAATCGCCAGGATTGACAATACTCCAGTCCATATCAATATAGCAACGATTAATATAACGATTATATCTTAAAGGTTGCTGACCAACTAACATCTGTTCAAGAAATTGAACATGCTGCAAAGCCATATAATATGGAACCATAGAAACTGATGTAAGAGTATAAAGATCGTTTAATGCTATTTGATATCGAATATTGAATAGATTATTTGTATTTAAAGCCTGACCAACTGGAAACATATTAACAACACCAATAATATTATCTGGTAATGTTATATACTTATTAGTCTGATCTTGTGGTTGAATCTGATATTTATAATATGTCTTTTCAGAACCAGAGAAATGATAGTCCCAGAAATACTGAAGAGCATCATCAATACGATCATCCAACTGATCATCATCGATGTTTACTTCATTTAAAGGTTTACCTAATCTACGAAGGCAGTACTCTTTAAAAGTATTTCTATCTACTGGTATTGCCATCTTTAATCCTTATTTCTTTACCCATGGAAAATCAACATTTTTTTTCTCATACCTATTAATGCTTATCTTTTTATCTATTTCATCATTAATAAGATCATTATCAACAGGACTAATATTCTTTTGTATCCAAGTTAATAATGTTTTTTCTTTTAATTTACTAAATTCTGTAAATTTAAAACCTGAATTAGTTCCAAGAGCAATAGATACGGCATCTAAATCAAATCTAGTTCCACCTTCATAAATACCAATAACACCATCTTCACTAGTACCAATCTTTCTCCAAGATATACTGGCTACTGTATTTGGATTATTTGGAAGATCAGAAACGTGTAATTGAGTTATTTCCCAAGTGTAAGTAACTGTCATTTTAGTTTCCTTTAACCTGTTTCTTTAATTCATTAACCTCATCGGAAAGTTCTTTTATTCCTTGAATCAATAGAGCAACAATCTTTTCATATCTTACAGCTTTAGTTCCATCTTCTTTAGTTGAAACGATCTGTGGTAATACTTCTTCAATTTCTTGAGCAATAACACCAACATCATGCTTTTTAATATAATATGGATCTTTTACTGATAGACTATCTAAATAATCATCTTTCCAATCAAATTCTACACCGTTTATTTTATTAATCTTATTAAGAGCATTTGTTATTGGTTTAACATTTTCTTTAAGTCTTATATCTGATGACCAATACGCTGTAATATTACCTTGCGCGTAAAAATCACCAGAATTTGCCATTAACCATCTAGCTGTACCATCATTTGTTTGGAATTCATGCACCCATTGAGCTGTGGTACCACCTCTATAAGTAGTACGATCACCATTAGTAAAATATAATCTTGGCCAACTGTCTGATGAATAATTCCAAACACTAACATCAAGATTAACAGAACTCATTCTTGACTGACCGCGACCTAACCAGAAGTACCCTTGGCTATAGTAGTCATAGAATCTTTCAGCATATAGAGCTGTACCACCCCAGTTATTATAACTCGTATAGTTACCAGCGTGTAACGCTGTTGATCCATTAATAACTAGATTAGCGCCATTTAGATTATAGTTTGTATTGTCCCAATAAAGATATCTAGTTTGCGCACTATTTAAGTACAATACACCTGAAGTACCACCTGATCTATAGACTGTAAGATCACCATTGGTAACATTAAGACCAGTGAATGATGGGGCATTACCGGTACCTAAATTCTGATTGATGGTGTAACCTGTAAGACCGACTGCGTTGATGTTCCAGTTACCAGAAGCTCCGGCGCCAGTTAATGATGGAGCATATGAATTATAGTTACCAGCATCTAGCGCAATGTTACCTGCGAACGACGGTCTATGTTCAAAATACCATCTTGGTGTTCCATCATTATATACTCTTGATACTGTACCACTGTTGAGCTGCAGTCCGATCATCCAGCTCGAACCATTTATATTAAGACCTAAAGAACCACCTGGAGTAGAAGAAACAGTAGAACTGAAAGTACCAGTAGTTCCAGACAAACCAGCAGAAGATGAAATAGCGCCAGAACTAATCGTACCACCAAAAGTAGTTCCAGCTGCAGTGGCATCGATGTTAACAGCGCCGGTCCCAAGATTAAAATAGAACGGTCTCAACGCACTGTTTGAACCATATTGATTTGCAGATGCAGTTGCTTGAATATATAAACTAGTACCATCATTCTTAATAATGGCTCCATAGTTACCAGAGATCGCACGGAACTGTCCACCACCTGTAGTATAGCTAGTACTAATTACTTCACTACTATGTCTTGCAATACCATTAATATCTACAAGATAAGCAGGAGTAGAAGTACCTATACCAATATTACCATTGGCTGAAATATATTGTCTAACTGTATTGTTAGAACTAAGAGTTAGATAAGAATTATCAATAACATTGATATAACCAGATTTATCAGAGCTAACCTGACCTATATTCATACCAGAAGCTGTGTAAGTGCCAAATGATATATATGATTGTGCAGATGCACCAGTATTAGTATTTCTTACAATAATACCATCTGCAGCATTTAATGAACTTACTACATGTAATTTATTTGTTGGATTATTAATACCAAAACTAATTAAGCCATTAGCAAAGAAATAGTTTGAAGTAGCATTTAGCGATAGAGTACCATTAGAACAGACAATTACTGGAGTCGTTAGAGTATAATTGTCTTTGTTATAAGTGAAAAAACCATTAGAGCCTAATGATCCTCTATCATTGACGATAATTTGAGTGTTGTTGTAGAAATCGCCTGGTGCGGTAACAGAGGCTGAACCAACTGGACCCCAAGTGACTGTACCTGCACCACTTGAAATCAAGACCTGTCCTGTACCACCGGAATATCCAGTAGAATCTAAAAGACCGGCTGAGACCGTTAGATTGTTTGAAAATCTCCATGGTCCAGTAATAGTATACTGAGTAGAGTTATTAGCAACAAGAAATTCGTATACGTTTCTTCCATTGATAGTATTTGAAAGAGTAACGTTTCCTGTTACAACCAGAGTATTAGAGAATATAACATTACCGGTAACAGTCACTGAATTAGAGAATGTAGCATTACCTGTAGTTATAATAGTATTGGATAAAGTTGTGGCTCCAGTTACTGTTAATATACCACCGACATATGTCGTGTAATTTAAATTAGCAGTGCCAAGAACTGTTATTGTATTAGAAAAACTAGCAGGACCATTGTGATAACTATTATTTGCCATAGTGGCAACAGCATTAAGAGTAGTTGGTCCTAAGAAAAGAGAAGTATTTCCAACTGTTAATTGATTACCTAAACTAGTATTTCCAGTAATAGTAAGATTAGCAAATCCATAAATTGTAGACTGGACGTTTGCTATTCCTTGTATAAAAATAGAACCATTTGAATATATATTACCATTGGCGGAAATGGTATTACCAAAAGTTGCAGAACCTACTACTGATATAGTATTACTTACTCCAAGGGTGCCAGTGATGGCAACGTTGCCCTGAGTATTAGCATTACCTATAATAGTAACATTAGCATCTGGAGAACTGGTATTAAACCCTATTTGACCATTATTGGCCCAAATTAAATTAGAATTTACAGTAAGTCCATTTTTGACTTTAAAATCTTTATCAGCCATCGGTTCCCTTTCCCCATGGTCATTGTTATTATTGTTTATTTATTTATATTTAGTCTTCTAGTAAATTCTGTTTAATTAATTTAATAAGATGTTTTTTAACCTTTGAGTCTCTAAACATATCATAGTAACGTTTTAAAGGCCAAAAACCACTTTTGTATTTTCTGGTAATAACAATATTTCCAACAATGGCTTCAAATTCATCAGTCATATAAAATTTCTTAAGTTCTATTTTTTCATTAGTTTTAAATTCCAAATAAGCATAAACATCACCAACCGGCATATTTACATTAGTGACTCCATCTCTGACAAAGAAAGCACATTCAAATGGTCTAAACCATTTTCCTATATCCATTCTACCTGGTATTAATGTTGTTTTATCCACAAAGTCATTTTTAATAAAATAAGGATGTTTAATTTCTGCTTCAAGTTCTTCTTCACAAAAGAAATAATAACCAAATTTTAAAGAAGCCAATCTTGTTTTATAATCTCTTGGTAAAATATAAGTACTAAAATAAGAAGGATTATAAGTATCACTACTCATAAAATTATCTTCAATATTAAGATCAAAGTCTATAGGAAATTTCAAAGAATAAGTATTCTTTAATACATCCATAAAAGCTGGACATTTTGTATATTTTTCATCTTTATGTTTTTTTAATGATTCATTAAGAACTTTACCAGGTGGTAAAAAATTAATATATGGAATATCTTTTGATCTTTGATCTACTGCCCAATAAACTATCATTTAACTAATCTTTCATTTCAGTATGAGTAAAATCAATTTCTTTAATTCCATATTCTTCTGGATCAGGTCTTCTTATTTTTCCATAAACACCAGAAACTACCATACCGGTCATACGATATATTGCTGCACCAAGAATTCCTATATAATAGTAATAATGATTATTGCAAGTATGATACCAGTTTTCTCCTTCCATAAACATACAAGCTCCTGCACATAATTGCAATACAGGACATTCTGAACACTCTTTTCTATTAGACCAATGCCAAGCAGTATTTAATTTGATATTATCAAAGTCTTGAACATTTCCAATTCTGTGTTTGCCAAGATCTCCAGTATCTTGACATGTCATAACATTACCTAATAAATCGACAGTAATAACATCTTCTTTATCCATTAAACAACCTTGATACAAAGAACTAGATGGTCTTTGCGTTGCTATTGAATTTACAAAACTATTAATGGCATTATTTAAAACAGGTAAAATATTTTCTTTTGGTTTCATTGCAGCTAATGCTACATTATTTGTTAATTTATCATATTGTTCTTTAGTAAATGGTTTACTGCCTTCAGTATGATAAACAATTCCAACTAAATTTACACTGACATTCTCGTCATCAAATTTTTTCTTAAAGAATTCTACTATCTTTTCTATATCAAAATTATCAGGAGTTAGAACGGCATTAAATGACATTCTTCCTCTTCTTAATTTTTGTAGTTTATTAATCATATTAAATTGTTTTTTGTCTTCAAAGGGATCAGGTCCACGAAGATGCTGTCCCGGTCCATCGTGTGAAATCACAAAAATTATATTATATTTTTGAACATATTCTATTATTTCTTCTGTAATTAAACTACCATTTGATGTTATTAAGAATTCTGTTTTTGGAAATTTCTCTGATAATTTCTCTAATAGAAATTTAACTTTGTTCCAGTATAATAGTGGTTCTCCTCCCCAGAATTCAATTTTATCTGGCTCTCCTTCCAGCCACCTATCAATATTATTCATAAATATTTCAGCGTCTCTGATATTAGTCTTAGACGAATACTTAACTTCTTTTTGTTGATTGCAGTAAGAACAAGAATAATTACAGCCCAAACCTAATTGGATCTTTATCTTTTTTAATTTTTTACTTTTCTTACCTGGATTTTCTGGAGAAACTCTAGTCGCAACTTCATAATTGTGTTCTTTAATATTCTGAACTAAATTCACACCATTCTCATCATATAGAGTAGAAGTATGTGGATCATATGAAATGTAATGAGTTAGACCATTTCTATCTACTAATTCTATCTTAAACATATTATCTGCCTTTAAAGTAATTAAGGTTTATGATCCACGTTTCATCATTAATTTTTTCTAAAATAGGTATATTATTTGATATAATAAAATCTTTATTATCTAATACAATAGATATATATTCTTTATTTCCAATCAAAATTTCTGGTATCTGTATAAATGTTGATTGTTTCTTATCTTCTAAATCACTAACTAATGAATTATAATAATATATATCGTTTAATTGATACATAAAACTATCAATTATTGGCCATTGTTTTATTTCCCATATATTGCTATCTATGAATGGTTCATCAATCATATTGAAATCTTTATTTTTAACTTTGACATATCATAACTATTTTTAAAATTATCTAGCATTAATATCCAATTTGCTTTATTGATAGATAGACAAGATACTGCTTTAGATTTATTTTTAGCATAATCTTTAAGACCACAATCTGATATGAATTCTCTCATTTGCCATCGATGTGTATTAGGTTTACCAGGAATTTTAGTCCATGGATCTTTAGTGTGTATTGCCCATTTTTGGAAATCTTCAGTATCAAAGAAATGAAAAACTGTTTTAATCTTTTCTGGATCCATTTCTGATAACAATTCATATATACCATTATACCAATCAAAATTGAAAATACAATACCATCTTAGATCTGCTATTGTTTCTATTTTTCTTGGAGATGCGTTTATAGATGGTGTTAAGAAATCTATTAATTCTTGATTTATATATTTCTTATAATCTTTATATATTGTTTCTTTTGTTCCTAGTGTATGGTGAAAGAAAGCAACAGATCTATCTTCAGCAAAGAAATCATCGGTAGGTCCAAATAACTGGTTTCCTTGAAACCCAGTAACCCAAATACAATCTTCTGTTTTACTTCTAATAATATTTGTTGGAAATATTTTTATTTCATAATTATAATTATTCTTAATAAATCTATCAAATATATCACCAGATTCTATAATAGAAGAATATGTACCATATACCGTGATCTGTTCTTTTGGAACATATTGAGATAAAAATAAAAGAACAAAAGTACTATCAATTCCACCAGACCAACATACTTTTATTTGTTTATTTTTTGATGCTAGTTCTTTGCATCTTTCTTCGCATATAGAATAGAAATCTTTATTAAAAGAAAGATCAAAAGAAGGAATTGGATGTTTATTAGACATCATTAGATAATGAGGAACTTTACCAGTTCTATCATAAACTGGATTTCTATTTAAACCAAATTGATTATAAGATTTAAAAATATTATTATAGTCAATATTAAGATAGGGTGAAATTTGATTCACCCTATCTTCTTTTATCATATTAGATAAAAGATGAACGTTATAGTGTAGAACTTTGAACGTCATTCACTTCTTTTCCCCAATCGGTACGGTTCCATAATCTTTCGTGAACCCAATAAGCGATGGAGTTAACTACTAGAGCAAAAGAGATAACACCAAGACCTACCCATGGATTACCTGATGCAATCCATCCACCAAAGAAGTTGGTCAATGATACAATGATACGCCAAGTCACAACTTTAACAAAACTGCGCTTTTGTTGTTCTGTCCACTTATTATTCAAATCAAACATATTATTTCTCCATAAAGTTTATATTGGTTATTAACCAATAATATTATAATATACTTTTTAAAAAAAGTAAACACAATAATTATCTTTGTTGGTCAATATATGTTCTAATCTTTAATGGATTAATTTCATCTGTAGGCCCATCGCCAGAATCAGGGGCAAAGACAAATAGAATAACTTCTTCATTATCAGTAATAAAATTATGTAATGTGTTTCTTCTCATAAAGAATGCTTCACCTTCAACAACATTATGATACTTATTATTATCTAATTCAATTTTTCCATTTCCTTTAAGAATAAGACCTATTCTATGACTAGGATGAGTATGTAAAGTTTGATACATAGCTTTTGGAAAATGAACATAATTAACTACAGGATCTCCTAATCTACCTGGAGTAATTGCTGTAGTATTAGTACCACCATCAATATAAGATAGATTACCAATATCTAATTCATTCTGAATAAAGAATTGATTTTCTTTAAAACGTAAACCAGGATAATTTATAATAACAGCAGATGCATCCGGTCCACATGATATTGTGTATACTTGACCTACCATAAAAGCGCCATACGCATTTTTAATATGCGTAGCACCATCTTCATATGAAGCATTACGTAAAAGAATATAATCAGTACCAGATGGTATAAATGTTTTAACTTCGTTTGGCTCCAACTTTGTGATATTAAGCATCCATCTATCGGTGCTAATATATTCACTTTCTAAAGTCATTATCATAGTTTATGAACTCCTCGGTTGGATACTCATTATATATATTCATTTTCTCATCAATCATTGTTGCTAATTTTTTTCTTCTTACTGGAGTATTTAAACTACCAAACTTATCTTTATCTTTAAGATATTCATCATCTTTATTAAAATTGTATATATATTTTTTTGATTCTAGTTTCATATCTTTAAAATTATCAATATTAAAATTTTGCATTGAGTTCATTGACCACAATTGAAAATTATCATTATTAAAAAAAGATGTATAACCTATTTCAAATTCAATTTTATTAACATTATTACTAAAAGGAATCATTCTAAAATAACACGATTGCCATTTGGTTGCAAAGATAATCCACCAAAGAAACATAGCATTATTTTCTATTTTTATAGGAGCATTATCACATATTTTTTTCCATATAAAATAAAGATTTTCAGCTGAGTTTTTATCTTTATATATTGGTAAGAAATGATCAATAAGTTCTATCATTGGCCCATCTTGAACATAATTATACAAAAAGTTTATATTTCTATTTCTTAGATAATCTAAAGAAAAATTTGGTAAATACAGTTGGTCAGATTGTTCACCACTAATAACTATATATTTTTTTGATCCAATATAATTAATATATTTTGAAGATGGAATACATTCTATATCATATGGTGATATAAAGTTATAATAAAAATTTGGATTCTCTCCTATACTAAATTCATTCATTAATAATAATATATTATCTTTAATAATAGTTTTTGGAAAGTTTTTAAAAAAAGAAGTAACTACCATAGTAGAGTCTATACCTCCACTATACATAATAGCAATCTTTCTATTAGTGTTTATTGCTTGCTTCATAAGTTCTTTAGATCGCATATCACATATTTCAGAAAATGAAATATCTATCTTTTTATACTTTGGTATTTCCAAATGTGATAAAAGTTTATAATTTAATGGAATCTTTATTGAATTTGATCTATCATAAAAAACATAGTTTCCACCCACTATATGAAATAACATTGAAAATAGTTTACCACCAGGTATTGATTCTAAATTCTTTTGATTGATGGGATTTCGAAAAATATCAATACTATTATAATATATAAGTTTTTTCATAATCATATACCTAACTTAGCATAGTTCCACATTTTATTTTCAAAATCTTGATAAATCATTGGTAAATTTTTTATATCTTTTTCTTTTTTTAATAAATTAGCATATTCCATTTGTATAGATTCAGATTCTGAAACTGTTACTAAGTCACAAGATATTTTAAATTTTATTTCTCTTGCAGCCTGATATAAATCAATATTTCTATTTTTTGCATATGCAGAAGTAATAGGATATTTTTGATAATCATCTTGGTTTAGATTGTTATTTAATATTTCATTAACTTCAAACATTTTTCCAATAAATGAATATACATTATAAGGTAATCTATTAAATAAAGCAGTTGATTGATATAAAATATTTTGAATTATTTCATCCATATATTGTAATTTTTGAGAAGTTAAAATATATTCATATAATTCATTTTTATCTTTTATATTTGTATCAAAAATCCAACTTTGACGTGGTTTATCAAAAACAATTTTATATATTTTTTCATATGGAATTTTAATAATATTTTCATTTTCTACATAAAGAGAATTCCTTGTTATTTTTGTGTGATCAATAAATGCTTCTGTTGTTTCATAAAATTTTGCTAATCCAATAATTCTTCCACTAGATGCTAGCATTAATACAGGAACACTTATTGTATTATTAATAACAATATTATTCAATCTCCTTCTGAAAAAATAAGGAGAAAAAGATTCATGATAGTCATCAATTTCTTTTTCGGTTAACATTTTAACCCTTCTGAGGAACTTTAGATAGTTTTAATATATTTCTACACGAACCTATTTCACCTTCAACAAAAGTATCAAAAGCAACACTTTGTCTTTTTACATTAGTTTCATTTGGTGGAACTTTATGTTTTAAATATGATGGAAATAATAATAATTTTCCATTTTTTGGTTCAAAATATTCTACATTTGATGTATATTTTGAAGGATGTGATGGATTTAAATATATTAATGTACTATCATTCATTTTAGTAATAGTAAAAGGTGAAGCATTTTCTGGATTATCAAAGAAAAATACTCCAGATATGATCGAATTTACATGATTATGTTCTGGATGAGAGACACCTGGTAATAATCCTGTGCACCAAGACATAGTAATATATAATCTAAATCGATTATTTTTTTCTCCAATAACGTTTTTTGTATAAAAATCTATATGATCTTGTAAATGTTTTTTTAATTCAGAAAATTCTGGATATTCTAAAATATATCTTTCTTTAAATTCTACAAATTCTGTATGTTCTGAAATAAACTGTTCTTCAGAACCTTTATAATCTTTATTCTCTAATATATATCTATCATAATAATTTTTATTATAATATTCCATAGTTTTATCAAGTGTATTTTCATCAATTTTTTTTCTAAGATTAGGTAAAGCATTTAATAAAATATCTTCATCTAAATCTGATTCATAAACCGGAGAAGGAAAAATAGGAATTATTCTATACTTTGACATAATCAATGATCGCTTTTCTTGTTAAATGACTATTATTTTCCCACATAGAAAAATGAGTACTATTTGGTATTACTTTTTCTATATAGTTTGGAAATAAGTTTTTAAATAAACTATAACCACCGGTGGTGATTTCATAATCATATTCACCAATAATACTTAGTATCTCTCTATTTCTGGAAGGTTTAAAGCCAAAATTATTATGATATGTTGTATAGTTATTAATATCAAATACAACTTGTCCTGGCGCCGTCCATTCATGTCCTACTACATCTATTATAGATTTTTCCCATCCACATATTCTATTTGGTCTTGGTATTAATTTATCACTATATTTTTCAAGTCTTTCTTTTTTTAATATTTCTATATTTGATTTAAATATTAAATCATATTGAGTTAAAAAGTGTGGTTCAATACGAATACAAGGACTGTGTATAATAGTTTTGTTGAAATAACCATATTCACCAGCAATAAGAGCTGGTGCTGTAGATGAAGAAAAACCAAAAATTACTTTATTAGTATAATCTTCTAATTGATCTGTGATATAATTAATTTGATTAGCATATTCAATACGATCATAAGAAGCAAACTCTTGACTGTTACCAAATCCTTTAGGATCAAATAGAATAATATCTATACCTGCTTCAAGAAAATAATCAGCATGAGTTCTTCTATTTGGTAATCTAAAATCCCAAAATGCTCTAGGAGTTAATGATTGGCCCGGTAAAAAGAATAATAATGAACTACCACCACACTTATAGTGTTTATAATAAGTTCCATTTATATGTTTTTCAATATCCATTGTAATACTTCATTCTCTTCATATATTGTATCATTAAACTGTGTTACTTTGATAATCTTACCAGCTGTAGATGTTAGAAACATAGCATCTGCGCTTTCAATTATATATTTTGGAATGTTTATTCTATGGAAAGCATATTTATTTTTACATAGGTTTTCAACATTCATCATTGTTACGCCATTTAAACAATTTTGTATAGGTGTATAGATATTATTACCAAGTATTATACCAATATTAAAACCAGGTCCTTCAGTAACATATCCTTTTTCATCTAATAATATTGACGTATCATAGCCTAAATCTATAGCTTCCCATTGCGCTAAGTTTAAATCATTCCAAGCAAAATTTTTCATTGATTGATTAAATGATGTATTTCTTCTTTGTTTGGCAAGTAGAACTGTAGCTTCATTTGACTCATTAAATCCATAGTAAGGTTTGACATAAGCATAAAACCTATTGGTACAACTTTGTAAATCTCTAGGATTACCTGAACTAGGAATACCACGAGTAACACAAATCCATAATAATAGATCTTTTGTTGGTGATATATTAACCAGTTGATTTAATATTTCTATCAACTTTTCTTTATATGGTGGATTTAATCTCCAAGATTTACAACTATTTTCAAATCTATTTAGATGTAAATTTAAATCTTCTATATTACCATCTTTAACACTTAATACATCATATGTTGCATCAGAATGAATAAATCCAAAATCAAGAATTGAAATATTTAAATCTTCCAATTTACAGTATATTCCATTATTATACGCAGGATAATTGAACATAATAACCCTTTACCAATAGAGATAATATTTGTTATCTTTCTTTACACAATGACCTTGTATTGTTATTCTATACTTATCTTGATTATATATAGACTTTCCACTTCTATGAAGCATTCTATCCAATTGTAATACTAAATCACCAGGTTCATAATTAATAGTTTTATATTGACCTAAGTTACAATTGTTACATATTCCTTCAATTGCATGATCTTTGCAATGTGGAGGAGTATTATTTTGATTATATTTTGTTGATGTGTTTTCATAATAATCAAAAGTGAAATCACCTTTACTTAACATAATTGTTATTGTTGAGTATTCATCAAAATAAGTTAAATCTATATAGTCTGGGAATTCTTTATTATATGGATAAAGTTTCTTCTCATCATCATAATGCCAACTTTTAGACAATGTTTCTGTTAATATTGGAAATCCTGGTTTTGAAAAATTATGCATATAAAAACAATTCATATCCAATTTTTCTTTAAACTTTTGTAACAATAAATCAAATACCCATTTATCTTCTATTGCCTCTATTTCTTTTTTTCTTTTATAATAGTTTTCATGTGCTTTATTAATAATATTTTGATCAACATATTTTACTTTACCAGCAGATGGAATAAAATTTGATGCTAATAAATTTCTATATAGACTATTACCTAAAATATAAGCGCCTTTATGTTCTTTTAAAGTTAATGGCGTTGGATAATATGTCCAATGATCTTTTTTAAAGATAATTGATTCTACAATTTTTTGACATTCTTCTTTTGTGAAGAAATTATTAATAACTTTAATCAAATTTCACCTTTTTTAATAATGGATCATCTGGGTGTAAGTCTTTAAGATGTTTAATATACCAAACCATTTTCTCAATAACATAAAAACCAATTAATTGTGGTATAAAAGCATGAATAAGCATAAGAATAGACCATATTAATAAAAGAAAAGAAAGATGTATAGCCCAAAAGAAATGAGTAAAATATATTGGGCCAGATATTCTGGAATATTTCTTTGCTTTTTCTAAATGATTTAAGTCAAACATAGGAATGTTACAAATCCGTATCTAGCATTAAGTATATCAACTTTAAAACCAATATCAGTTAAAACTTTTAAATACCATTCAGTAGTTTTAGTATATATAACATTCTCTAACATCTTTTCTTTTTCAAATATATATTCATATGATACACCCTTTTTATGTTTAAATTGATAATATAAATTCTTAGTTGGTTCCATTTGTGTTGTTTTATCAGTTAATATTAAAGTACCATTAGTATTTAATTGATCATAAATAGACTTTAAATAACTTTCTTTTTCTTTGATAAAATGTAAAGTCCAGTTCATTAAAACCAGATCGCATTTCATATTTGGAAATACATTGGTATAGAATACATTTGCAGGATATAAAGACTTATCCAACATATCTTTACTAGACTCAACTCCATATACTTGGTCATATCCTGCTTGGATAAAAGTATTCATAGTATAACCTAAAGCACTACCAACATCTATAATTGTTATATCTTTTTTATACATTTCATTAGCGTAATTTAAACATATACTAACTACTCTTGCATAATCTGGTATATTTGTTTCAGCTTCATGTTGGAATCTTTCAGCTATTAATTGATTAAATTGCCACATATAGATTCCTCAAGTGTTATTATTTTTTCATTTGTTTTAATATATCTGCAAATAAATCGATTATTAATACTAGATGTGTTATAAGCATCATGGCTTTCTATAATCTTTTCTGGATATATTCTTTCATCAACTTTAAACCCATAAATGGACATAATTAAATCTATAGCATGTTTATTTGGTAATGTTTCTATTCCAAAATGATCTAAATAATTTTCTCCACCATTATTTTTAACCATTCTACCTTGGTGAAAAGAAATTTGTGGATTATTACCAAAGTTTGGATCGTGTGTTTCTATAATAACATATTCATTTGACAATTCACATATATTTTTTAATATACCAAATAAATCAAAAGTTCCATGAATATATCCACACGCTAAAACAATATCATGTTTTTCTGATATATCTTTTATTGTTTCAAATAATTGAAAGTTTGTATGATATTTTGCTAATAGTTTTTTTGATTTATCTCTATAAGATTTTTGAATCTCAACACCAGTGTAAAACTTACTATTACCATATAGAGCATAATGACCCATAGCACCAAGAGCTGAACCTAAATCCAATACTGTTTTTTCTTGTATAAATGTAAAAGGTATGATTGCAGAACATCTTTTTGATAAAGATTCTATAGTAATTTTTAATCTATCTCTATTTTTTCTAGGATCTAATTCTATAAATTCTGGATAATCATTGAAGAACATTAGACCCTCTGTACAAAAAAATATTGATTAAGACGTTTATTCATTTTTTTAGTCATAGGATCACCATGTAAAGTTTTTCCTTTCCATGATGCCATTCTATTATATACATTTTTTATTTCACATGTTAATTCAAAATTATTATGATAATTAGTATGTATTTTTGTATATTCTTCTAAATTAATCTTTCCTGCGTAATATTCTTCTTTTGGTTTAGTATAAAAATTAACTGTTTTGTCTAATAATTCTTTTTCAGACCAGTTAACTTCTGGTTTCAATGAACATATTTTAATTCCTGCATTTGGATCAGGATTTGGTGTTAGAAATATTTGACCACATAATACTAACTTATATTCTTCCATAGACATTAAACAAGTATCTGGATTCTTACCATCAATATGCACCCATCTTTCATTGAATATTTCTATTGGATCATATTCATGTTCCATGAAAAAAGTAGATAAACATAGTCCAAATGGATTTAAACCATGAGTTCTATAAATCTTTTGACAGAATTGATTATGTAATGATCTATCAATTTGTTGTAAATCTATACTTCTACGGCCACTACCACAACCTACAATAGGATAATCACCATTTATTTTATCTATGATTATCTCAGGGTTTTCATAAAAATTATCTATAATTGATATATCATTCATTTTATTGTCTTGGATATATATAAAAATTATGAGTTAATTTAATAACTTGTTTTTTAGATATCATTTTTTGACCTCTTATTGATCCAGAATTCCAAGATATCATTCTATTTTTTTTATTAGGTATTGAAATATCTAATTTAAACTTGTTATGAAATATATTAAATTTTTGTTTAAACTTATCTAATGTTAGTTGACCATTTTCATATTGATCTCTTGTAACAATATAATCATATAAAAGAAGTTTAAATAATTCATTTTTATCTATATCATATGATGGCATCCAAAAATCTGTATTTAGATTATCTACAATATCACATAGTATTATCATTCCGCCTAAAGTAATCTTTTGATGATAATTTTCCGGTGTCATTGATGTATCACCGTATCTTATATCACCATCTATATGTGGCCAGTTATAATTTAGAATGTCTTCATCAAATGCTGTTATTTGATTAAAGTATGTTGTAAGTCCATATTTTCCATTATCTACTATATTATGTAAATCAAATATTTTTTTACGAAAAGCTTTATAGAATGACATATCTATAATATCAATATGATGACTTCTCATTCCAGGACATGGAGAAGGTTGATCACAAATGGCCATGTTAATTATGGATTGCACATCATCATAAAAGTCATCAATAATATATATTTTATTCATAGATAATTAAAGTTAATGATGCATCGTAAATCAGTCTTAGGTTTTCCAACTGAATGATATATATCACCATCAAATATAATTGCTCTACCTTTTTTTGGTGAAACAGTATGTGCTATATCTAATTTACCATCTATTATATCTTGTGGTGTAGCATTATTTAATGTTTGTTTAAACAAAACAGTATCTCCATCTACGTCATTAACATAATATACCACTACATAATATTTTTCTTTTCTTCTACCATCAACATGAGGTATACCATAAACTTTATCTTTTTCTGTTAAAAGTGGTAATTGCAATTGTATTCTTGCATTTAATACTGCATTAATTTTAATATTAATTTTATTTTGAATACCATCTAATATTTTAGAATAAAGAAAATAATCATCACTTGGTTCCATTGTATCTAAATTTATTAATTCTTTTGTAAATGACATTAGAGATTTTCTTTGTACATCTGTAACTTCAGCATGTGTATCATAGAAAACAGAACGTGCAAATGTCCATTTAGTATCTTTACCAAATATTGTTTTTTCAATTTCATCTTGTAATTCTTTATTAATCACATCATCAATAATAACTAAACTCATTAAAGAACTTTCTTTAATCTAAATACAACAGCATATCGAATTTCTGGACTCCAAGCAGCAACAGGTTTTGTTGTATGAAGAGTTCGTCCATCATATAATATAATTCTACCAGGTTTTGGACTAACTGTTAAAAATGGATTACCGACACCAAAACCTCGGCACTGACCATATCCTTTTTGGTATTGCTGTTTATCTTCTGAATCTTCATCATCTTCATAGAAAATATTTTCACCAAACCAAGTAGGATACCATTCTGGATTTGCTATGTATAATAAAGTATAATTTCTTGTTTCTTTTAGATTAATAGTATCTCTATGAATTCCATGAGATCTTTTGATAGTTTCTTCTGGTTGTGCATTTACATATACTCTAGCATAGTTAAAGTTATTATCAGCTATACCTTCTGGATCTCCACCTATAATAAAACTATCATTAAAATGTTTATTGATATGTTCCCAAAGATTTAAGATTATTGGATGATTATTTAAATCGCTTTGACCTTTAGAGAAAACACATCGATGCATATATTGATTATTTACTGAAGGGATCGATTGATCTAAATATTCTTTTTTGTTTTCTTTTGGAACATAATTTATAACAGTTCCTACATCTGGATAAGAAACATCTTTTCTAGTCGCATGAAAAGACTGAGAAAGTATATATTCCCATACATCTTTTTGTAAATGTTGATCTATAACATTATCAACAACATCGACATCATATATCATAATATAACCTTATACTAAGCTCCTATTAGAGCATTCACTAATCCTGGAGTAAAATAATCTTTATACATACGATAAACGTGTGAAGTTACTTGTTTAAACTTTTCTTTTTCTTCTTCTCTCATATGAATTACTTCAACATTATTTTCTTCACATTGTTTTAGAATGTTTGGAATATCTTCAACAGAAAGTTTACGTTCTTTTTTAGCAGCATTATAAGCTGCTTGAGCAAAAATACCACGCATATCTCTATCATGTGATTTAAAGAAATCTTTATTCATAATAATTGAAGTCAGAAATAAGCTATGTTCAGTATCATTAACATACTTAAATGATTTATACTGATTAAGTGGAAACACACGAACATATGTTGATTCACCAGCTTCAATCTCGCCACGGTCAGCATATTCATTCATTGTCTCTAATGGAATATGTTCTTTTGGTTTAGCACCTAATAATTTAAATACATCAACAGCAATAGGTGACCGAGAGGTACGAACAGTACGTCCATGCCATGAATCAATAGTATTTGCTCTAAAATTAGCAGGAACAATACGATAACCACCAGAATAAGTATATGACATTGGTTGAATGTTTGATTTAGTTGCAACACCACTTAAAAGGGCGCATCCAATACCACCTTCAAGAACACGATCGGCATGAGCATGATCGCGGAATAAGAATGGAAGGTCAAGAGCATGAAGATTGCGATTATAGTCGGCTAACCAAGTGGTATAGATATGTGACATTTCAATGGTACCATTATTAATAAGGTCCATTAAGTCATATTTAGTAATTGTTTTTCCACCATGATATTTTTTAGAAAAATCAGTCAATGAAAGAACTTCAATTTCAAACATGTTATTAGTTTTTTCATTAACTTCATTAGCAAAGTTCTGAGCCACCGCTACGAAATAATCGATCGGTTCGTGAGCGATTACCCATTTAACGTGTCTTTTTTCCATAGTTTTTTTCCTTTTGACTATATAGTGATTATTTATATAGTTTATTTTCCCATCATTTGTTCTTTTTTGGTAACACCATTAGCGCCAAAGGCATTAAGTTCTTCTTCATTTTCTTTTAAAGTTTGAAGAAAGTCATCATAGCTTCTATGTATGGCTGATACGATACAAACTCTATCACCATAATCTGTTGTCTTCATATTTCCAGGTTCAACAAAATGTAGAAGATAACCAGGATGGATGACCATTATTCCTTCTTCAACTGGTATTCTTTTATATGGACTAAACTGATTAACCCAATTAACACCACCTCTTGGATCCATTATTACCAGATTTCCAGATTCATTCTTTTTAGCATTTACATAATATACGCCAACACCATATGTCGTACAATGTTTATGCGGTGAAATTTTATATTCAAAATTTGGTTTTGTTATTCTAAAATAACCTTTACCAGCTCTAATCTTAGGTAATGGTTGTTCTGAATGTGGCCTAAAATATTTATCAGTAAGCTCTACTATTTTTTCTTTTACTTCTAACATAGTATCTGGTAGTGTTATTCCTTTAGAAGTCCATTCTTCTGATAAATTCCATAGGTCATTATGATTATACATACCAGGACCATTCATAATCGGAATAATATCTTTTTTAAGTTGTTCTAAGAATGTATTTGAAAATGGTCTTGCTATAATTACTGGTGTTGACCATAGTTCATGACAGATTTCATTTCCTTCTAGTTCAAGATATGTTGACATTTTATCTTCACATTTTTTCTATAATAGCCATTTTTTGACCTCGTGGGTGATTCCAATTTTCTATTGATACTAATTTCCATGGCATTCCTACTAACATATTTTATATACCGTATTGTTCTGGATCCGGTCTTCTTATTTTACCATGTACATTTGTTAGTATTAAACCAGTCAAATGGAATAATGCTGCACCAAGAATTCCTATATTATAATAGTATTCATTATTGCAAGAATGATACCATTCTTTTCCTTCTAAAAACATACATGATCCAGCACAAAGTTGAAGAACAGGACACTCTGAACATTCATCTCTATGGGACCAATGCTTGGAAGTATTTAATTTGATATTATCAAAGTCTTGTATATTTCCAATTCTATGACGACCAAGAGCTCCTGTATTCTGACAAGTCATAACATTACCAAGTAGATCAACAGCAATATTATCTTCTCTGTCCATACCACATTTCTGCCCAACAAATTCAGAAGGTGTTTTATTGTATAATGACTGTATGAAATTATCTATTTTATTTGCAAAGCATGGCAGTAATTTTAATTTTGGTTGTATTGCGGCTTTAAAAACACTAAGTGTTAATTGCTCATAGTGTTCTTCAGTAAAATAGTTATTTTCTCCACCTTCATAATTAACAACAATACCTTCTAAGTTCACAATCACATTATCATCTATATTTGTTTTAAAGAATTCTACTATTTTTTCTATATCAAAATTATCAGGAGTTAGAACGGAATTAAAAACCAGTTTAGATTTTCTTTTATTGTATAATTTTTTAATCATTTCAAATTGATTTGAATTCTGAAATGGATCTGGACCTCTGACATGTTGTCCAGGACCATCATGAGATATTGCCACATTAACATCATATTTTTCTACATACTCAATAAATTCATCATCAATCAAACTACCATTTGTTATAATTAGAAACTTTGTTTTTGGAAATTTCTCTGATAGTTTTTCAAGAAGAAACTTGATTTTATTCCAGTATAATAGTGGTTCTCCTCCCCAAAATTCAATATATTCTGGTTCTGATTTTAACCAACTGTCTAATTTAGATAAGAAAATTTCGGCATCTCTAATATTAGTCTTAGATCCAAATTTAACTTCTTCTTTTTGATTACAATACGAACATGAATAATTACAACCCATGCCTAATTGTATTTTTAAAGTCTTAATATTATGACTTTTTATTCCAGGATTTTCTGGTGAAATTTTATTAATAATAGATAAATTTGTTTTTTCAGCATATTGACTTATAATATCATTACCATCTGCATCAATGATAGTTGATGTATGTGGATCATAGAAAAAATAAACAGGATTTGCAAGAGCGTTTTCCACCAACTCAAGTTTAAACATATTAACCTCACGCAGTTTTAGTTATTTGAAACACCTCTGAAATGTAAAACCAATGTGCTCCAATTCTTATATTTACAGTATCACCAATATTCATTGTAGAAGGATCAAAAGAAAAAGAACCAGAATTGTTAACTATTTTACATGAATTATCTATTTTGCCTTTATCAGTATCTGCATATAATTTACTATAATCGCCATAACACCATGGTTTTTGATCTAAATTTTGAAATTCAACATTAAATGTAATATTAATTGGAGCATTACCTGTAATCTCAGTTGGACCTGTATATGTTAATTTAAATGGTCTTGGTATAGTAGTAGGATGCATATTTGGAGATCTAATTTCTTCTAAAGATCTCATTGGAAAATAACCATTTAATAAATCAAAATTTGCAGATATAAAATCTTGATTTTTTAATAATCTTATGTTTGAATGTATTTGACATAATATATATGTTCTAAGTGATAATATTTTTTCTTCTTTTGATAAAAATAATAAACCAAATTTATGTTTATCTCTAAAGAACATACCTTCTGGTTTATTCATATCAGCAATAGTTGTTGGTTTAAATCCATCTTTATAATATATTTTTAATTCATTTTGTAATGGAGTAGTAGTAATAGGTATTTGTTCTTTAGCAAATTTTTCTCTATGAAAACCATGAAGTCTCCATATACCAATACCATTTTGACAATCATTTGAATTTAATAAATCAGAAAAATTAATATTATATTCTAAATGATTGTCTACTTTAACTGTTGAATCTTGATTAGTAAGATCTGTATGTACTATTAATGAAAGATTGTCATCATCAATCTGATTGACAATTATTTGTTGAGAAGGTAAATAAGTACCAGTATTTACCCAGTAGTTATATAATGTGATAGGTGTCATTTAAACCTCAACAATTGCATCTGCAGTTACAGTCGTTATTTATTCCAACAACCACTGCTGATCCACTTTGGTATACTGTCTGCACTCTTTGGCCATTTGCTAGAGTCTGAGAACCATCACCATAATAATAAACTGAAACAGATTGTAGTGCAAGCGCACTAACAACGTTCGTACTTCCAATATAATAAGCCATTCTAGAATCTCCTTTACTCTATTTATATTAGAGCCTCTAATTTATTTATCTTTTCTTCTAGTTCATCTATTTTAGCCATCTGTGCCTTTACAGCTTCTACTAGAACTGGAATTAGTTTTTCTTCTTTTACCGATAAGTATGGATTCTCAGGATCATAATCTATACCATCTTTTGGCACACCTCTATCTTTAAACTGTAGTTCATTTATCGCCACACCTTGAGGTAAGACGTCTTTAACTTCTTGGGCGATTAATCCTATCTCTATAGTATCAGCATCTCTAGACATGATCTTTTTACCAGTCTCATTCCACTGAAATCTGTAGCCGTTGATGTTTTCTAGAATTGTTCTCCAGTCAGATATCTTCTCAATATTCTTTTTCATCCTTCTATCTGACCACTGAGATATAATATCTCCACTGGCATAGAAGTTACCAGAATATGCCATCAACCATCTAGCAACGTCGTCGTGCGTCCTGAATTCGTGAACGTATTGCGCAGTAGTTCCACCCTCATATATAGTTCTATCACCAGAAGCAAAATAAAATCTATTCCATCCATCAGAAGAAGGATTCCAATTACCAACGTTGATATTTACTATTGCGAATCTAGATGTTGAATTAGGATCACAATAATAACCAGTGTCATTAGAATCATAGTATATCGGTGATCTTGTCTGACCAGCAAACCATGCTCCAGTGCCATTGATATGAGCACGACACGTACTGCTGCCGTAGTCTTCAAATCCCCAAGCACCAGCCCTAACTCTTACTTGATGGTTGTTGTCCCAATAACCACCTGACATAGTGGCTCCAGCAGGATTAATACCAACTGTTGGTTGGGCCATATAAGTTGCCCAATTAGAATCACTATCAGACCAGTGCCAAATACCATTTACACGACCATCATTAGCACCATTGCCCATAACAATTCTATAATTCATTTGCAGTTTATAGATATTTGATGTACTATCTGGATTTACATAATAACCAGTATTATTTGTATCATAAAATATTGGAGCTCTAACATCGGTATCAGATTGTATTAAATTAGAAGCCCAAAATTGTTTACTATTATAGACTCTTACCCAGGTGGAGTCATTCATATAGATTCCACCACCATATGTTTCATTATACCAACCACTGGAATTATATGATCTAAACCAGTTTGTCGCGCTCACTGAACCAGTTTCATTATTAAGACCACTAGCCGCTGATATAAAACCAGTAGCAACTAGACCATTAATATTTGATGTCGAATTGGGATCGACATAATAAGAAGTATCATTATAGTCATAAAACGATGGAGCTTGAACTTGGTTGTTATGATAAGTTACACCATTAGAATCTATCCACATTTTTGCAGAGTTAGCAATATCAAATTCAATTCCATAACCAGATGGAACAGAATATGCAAGTGTAGCATAACCAGTTGCAGTACCTCTACCAATCCAGAATTGTGTGGAGGTTCCACCGGAAGTTTGTATTGGAATATTAAAAAGAAGTGGACCTGTTAAAGTACCACCGGCAAGAGGAAGATATGTTGAACTTGCTGTTGATGATAAAAGATAAGAACCTGCTGATTGACCATTAATATATGTAGCACTATTTGCTGTCATTGTAGCTACATTAGCAGCAAGAGTAGAATTTAATTGATAAGCTGAAGCAGGTGTTCCACCAAGATTAGGTGAATTGTTTGCTGTTGAATTAGAAATATATGTTGTTAAATAAGAACTATTAACAAATAAACCATCAGCTGTAGCTGTTAAACCAGTATTAGCTTTAACAAATAATCCTAATGTATTTGCTATTAAACCAAATTGCGCATTAACATATACACCACCAGGACCAACTGTTATACCACTATTACCAATGACAGATACGCCAGAACTGGTAACTAAAATACCATTATTTCCTACTACGAAAGTACCAGATGAATTTGAATAAAGACCATTATTTGCTGTTGTATACGCAGCTAAGTTTGCTGTTACAGCATTTGCAGAACTAATTGTGTTTGAAGTAGTAGAAGAAAGACTTGCAATATTTGCTGCTAATTGAGCGTATGTTGGTACTCCAAGAGATGATGGAGTGATTATTGACCATTGACCATTTGAATTTAGCCAATATGTTCCAAGTGACTGTTGCGCAGTATTTGGACAAGTAATTGAAATATAATTTTGAGGATTTGAAATACTTAATGAAGTTGTATTAATAGATACGTTTAAATTATATACTTCATCAGCTACAGCTACGTTAGCTACTGTGTTAAAAGAACCTTGATTACCATAGACATAAGTAGACAAAACACCATTGGATACGAATGTGAAATTATCTGACATTTATTGTACCCAATGGTGTTTGTTTTCTATTAGTTTACAATCTTATCAGCCAATGGACCCTGTGGGCGTTGAGCTTGGAGCTGTGGAACTACCTGTTTGTTAATCTCTTCTACAATACCAAAAACAGATTCATATGGAGCTTTACCAAGAGCGCCAAAAATAACATTTAGCTGGTTTACATTAAGTTCTAGAGTTACCTTTTCCATTTCAATTCTCCTTCATATTATGGAAAAAAATATTAGGTGTTACTTACAGCAACATTACTATTTATAACAGTATTTGCAGGTGCCCATGGTAGAGGCGCATCTACAATAGGTGTTATTTTCTGATTAATTGAGTATTGGATTCTTTCATTTACATGCTCTTCATAACCATCAACTACCACTGCTTTAATCCACTCAAGTACATTATTTTCTGTAAGGTTTGAAAATGGAATAAATACTGTATTGGCTGGCATAGAATTTGCTTCAAATGGTGTCGCTCCAATAAACTCACCAGTATTACCATTCTCATCTGTGCCAGTCTTTTTCCAATAAGTCTGAATGACAACATCAGAAGTATTGGCGATAGTCGATGTTCTAAGACCGGTCACTTCCCAAGTATATGTAATTGCCATTTTAATTATCTCCTTTAAAGATTATATTTATAAACTATTTCTGAAATACAATATTATATATATCTTTTACTATCTGATCTTCTGCTGATATGTCAGAATTTGCAAATAATTTTTCTGTTTTATGAGTAGTTACAGGTAAATCTTGATCATCAGGATCATCTAATATGATTTCATAATCAATCCATAGAGTTGCTGGTTCTTGGACGGGTACATTTGTTGCTTCCGTATATCTCAACGCCTTTAAATTCATTTTTTTAGTTATTGCCATTTTTGTTCTCCAATTGCTCAATTCTTTTCATTAAATCTTCAATTATATTATGTTGTTCCTTTATTGCTTCGACAAACAATCCAGCCATGTTTCCATAGTTAGCACCATATTGATCGTTTTCTTCATCATAGGTAATAACTTCTGGTAGAATTGGTAGTACCTCTTGTGCAATAACACCCAATTCTCTTTTTCCTTGAAACTTTTCTACAGTATTTTTAATCTTGTTATAAAACACACCTCTCATTTGTAACACTCTATTTAGGGCGTTATCAATAGTCACTACATTTTCTTTAATTCTGGCGTCTGATGCGGAATAGATATCGGAAGTAGCATATAAATTTCCACTCACATAAACGTTATAAGATGCAGATGTTGTTGAGGTGTTTAGTCCCATATATCCTTTGTTATATAAAGAATATATTATCCAGTGACCGTTTGAAGAATCATATAGACCAAAATCTGTACCTGAGCGACCCATAAAATGAAATGTTCCAGGAATAGCCCAACCTTGCCAAGAGTTTAAACCAGTTCCATATGTGGACATATTACCATAAACAGCATTGTTGCCAGGATCCCAAATTCCTCTGCCGGTTGCCTGGTTATATAGACCAGCACCTTGTATGTTATTTCTAAACCAACTATTGTTATATATTTCTGTAAATGTTGGACCGTTAGCGGTACCCAAACTCTGGTTGATGGTATATGCTGTGATATTAGTAGACGTACCAACAATATTCATTGTTTGGCCGCTAAGGAATGCCGCTATGGCTGCGGCGCTTGCTGAACGATAGTAGTTATCACCTGCTTTTGACATTACTGCCGTTACACCACTGGTTATAGAGTTATCAGTAGAGTTAAAATAGTTATTAAATATATAACCGTTAGCATCGGCAAGAACAACACGATTTGCAGTAGCCGCTACAGCAGAAGGTGTATATCCACCAACAGAACCAGCAGAACCTGTAATAGAACCAGTAATAGTTCCTGCTACAGTTAAACCATTAAGGTTTGACGTTGATGACGGATCAACATAGTAACCGGTATTATCTGAATCATAGAATATTGGTGCTCTAAATGAAGTAGTACTATAAGTAATACCACTGGTGTCCATGTACATTTTAGCAGTAGTTCCACCTGGCATAAAATTTAATACTTTACTACTACCATTATAACCGTAATACATACTTCCTTGATTAGTACTAATAACCATATTAGAACCATCATTACGAATCCAAGCACCAGAAGCAGCATCACCAGTGCCAAATGTAATTGGACCGGGCGTAACAACATTACCAGTAAACGTCGCACCGCTTAATAGAGCATAAGAACTTAAACCAGAAGATGTAATATATCCAGAAGGATTGGTGCTATTATATGGTGTATAACCTAATGCAGTAGTTACTTGAGAAGATGTAATACCTGTTAAATAAGATGCTGCAGCCACGCCACCAAGATAAGAAGCATTATTGGCAGAAAGAGTTGCGATATAAGCAGTGTTGACTGTGACCGTACCAGACGTGTTGACCAACCCAGTACTGATAGTATATTGAGGTATGGTCGACCAATAAACATTACTACCGGCAGACGAAGTTAATACCTGTCCAGATGTTCCGGCAGAACCGTTGGCGATGATAGCGCCATTGACAGACACGTTAGCCGTATGAGATAAAACACCGGATAGCGTAAAAGCGCCAGAAGTGTTAACATAAGAAGCTGCAGCAACACCACCAAGGTACAGCGAATTGTTGGCAGTTATGTTTGGTTGTGAGGTTGTCTGTAGCGTTCCATATATACCAGAACTGTTAGCTATGGTTGTTGAGCCGACGCTGAACGATGCGGCGTTCATCAGACCAGTATGATACAGTCCAGTCGTATTAGCTAACCAAGAAGTGCTAAGAGAAACAGCAGAAGAGTTTACTGTAGAATTACCAACGGTTAATACGTTGGCGCTAAGAGAACTAGATACTTTAAGTGTAGTAAACCCTGATACTGATTTTACCATTTATATTAACCTCAGTTCAATGATTCCAGAACACTTAAAGTGATCTTCAATGTATTTGCTGAACTTCCAGAAGCATAGACGCTGTGAGCGTTGGATAGAATTAGTTTTCCAGTTAATACGTTCACTGCATCATTTGGAGGAACTGAGAGGTTATACACCAATTCTGTATTGGTCGTGATGTTGTTCCATCCAAAAGTAACGTTGGCTGCAGTGGTTGTGATATTCGTTACCTGCGCCATCAATAGAATGGAAGTATAACCCGTCGGAGCAGTATACAACGTGGCGTTAGAAGTCGCTAGGTTGGCTGTGACATTCTTGAACGTATTTAAATTAGTGGCCATTAATTATTTCCTTGTCGTATTCGCTCATTATCTTTATTGCCCAGTCGAAAGCGATATGGATTTCATCGATAAGACTATGGTCTACTTTAGATAAGATATTTATTCTTAGCTGGTTCTCATTATCAAATTCTAAACTGGTATGAGGAGACTTAATCAATTTCTTGATTACAGCTCCTCCTGAAAGGTCACCCATATACCATGTATATAAATGAGCCAATACCTTGCCAGGTTCTAGATCCATGATGTAGTGAAAATAATCAATACTTACCTTTTTGAATTCTTTATTACTGTATTTATTAGAATTTTTATAGTCCTGATAGAGCCTATAGGTTCTTTCGATTCCAGGAAGATCTTCTAGATGACCCTCAACTTTTGTTTTGATTTCAATTGCATTGTACCACATCATTTTATTGAAAACAAAATCAGCCCAGATATCTTCTGAGAGCTGACCTCTAAACATCTTCTGCATGAATAGAGTATTCTCAGCCTGTGTATGCTTATCTTTTATTAATTCTTTTAACATCAGTTTCCTTCAAGAGCTAGAATATATGGAGTCATTAAACCAAACAGGCTCTTTTGGAATGTCGTTCCGATGATAGTAGATGTTGGGCCAGAGATAGTCAAGCTGTTGCCAATCTGGAAATTACCAAACTGATCTGTCGATGTGTAGTTTACGACGCCACCATTGCCGGACAACACCTGAGTCGCAGTATTTGATATACCACCAGCGAATGGAGATGCGTTAGAAAGGTTGGTACCAGTCCCACAGTACTCAAACGTATGGCCAGAAGCTGTGATCTGACTTCTTTGATAGAATGTAACAGCAGTATTATTGGCTACCGGAGTAGTGATAGTCTCCATAATATTTACTGTTGAAGTATTAGAAGCCATCGGAGTGACACCAGTTACTGTATAGAAACTAGCGTCGCCAGTAAACTGTAGCGTACTGTTGATGAATGGAGTGTTGGCAAGTCCACTGATTACGAAAGTGTTGCCAGACTGATTGACACCATTTGAATATCCAGAATTAGTGGCAGATGAAGTGCCATTGGCAATGAGACCATAGTTACCAAACGTGGTGTCTGAACAGTTCAGCGAACAGAAACCACCCGACTCACAGCGAACGGAGACATTGGCGCAGATGGTATAGATATTAACCAGCTGTGAGTAGCCTTGGTTTAAGATATAAACACCAGTACCATTCTGATTGACGATCGTATAGAGACCTGCAATGATAGATTTTGTTCCAGTGGCAAGAGAACCATCAATTCTCAAACCAATACCAGTGGTTGTTAGTGAAGTACAGTTTAGAATATATGGACTTCTTGTGATCAACCCAGCGCCACCTGATGGAAATGCGAATGCAGCTGCCGGTGATGTATAGCCTTGAATTGATAACTCTCTAACGTATGTTCCATTGTTTAACCAGAAGACGTCACTGGTTGGGTTCTGTGCAATAACATTGACGCCTCTGAGAGCGTTACCAATGACAGAGACACCGGCAGGAACTGTTAGTGGGTTGTTCTCGGTGTAGTCACCATTGTCAACATAGACCGTCGTACCGCTGGTAGCGTTGCTCAGCGCCTGTTTGATTGTGAGATATGGGCTGTTGAGATAACCTAAGTTGGAATCAGAACC